TAGTAGGGGAAAAAGGCCTTTGACCCCCCCTTTCACCCGCGGACGAGGGGGCCGACGGGGGTAGCGAGGATTTTGTTTGGATTTCTAGGATTGGTCAGCCCTGAAGTGATTCAACATGTTGATATTACCCCCCCACCCTCATTACCCCCCCACCCTCATTACTGTCTCACAGCATTCCTGTCTCCCAGTACAACCCCCTTTCAACCAGACCCCCCTATTCGAGGTGTCCCCAGTGCTTCCCCCAGTTTCTTCAATCCCGGTGTTTCCCCTAGTAGACTCTTCCCCACTTTGCGCCGATACTCCCCTTGTCCGATTCCCGCTCCCCTTCACGTCGAGGGGGAGCATTCACCCCTTGTCGGAGTATCTTGCAATGCCGAAAGCACGCCCCCTCACCACCCCCGCCCCCGTCGCCCCCATCGACGCCCCGGCGCAGGACACCCCTCCCGCCCCCGCCCCCATCGCTTCCCCCTACCCCTGGGCTAAGCGCATCGCCGACGATCGCCTCACCGACGGGCGTACCCTCACCTACCTTGCCGGTGTCGGCGCATCCGTCCAATCCTCGATCAAGCGCGCCCGGGCCGACCGAGCCGCCCTGGACGCCGCATCCGCTCTCATCCTTTCCTTCGCCTCCCCCGAATCAACGGCGTCTGTCACTGCTGCTTCCCGCTCTGCGCTCGCGTCCGTTGACGAGCGTATCGCCGATTCCGAGCGCGAGTTGACCGCCATCCGCTCATCCGTCCGCGACCTTCCCCCCGGCACCCGAGCCGCTGGTGTCCCGAACACCTCCACCATCCGCCCCGCCGACGTCTTGCGTGTCCTCGGTGACAAGGGCGAATCCGCTAAGATCGTGCGTGCTGCTCTCGCGTCCGCCTACAAGTCTGAAGGGTTCTAAGTAAGCATCCGCTAACATACACTCTCCCCCGTGAAAGCGGGGGTTTCGTGCTTCCTACCTTCCCCCTCTCGCCCACCGACCTAGACAACGGATCGGGCGAGCGCACTCGGTACGGGTCGCTCCCCTCGTTCTCCGCTCTCTCTCCGCCTTAGGGCCGCGAGAAAGCCGGGATCGGGGATCCACGGAAGCGACCCCCGCCCTAGACAACCGCCAATCGGCGGTGGAGTGCGAATCCCACCCAACGCGCATACGCTGCGTCATGGCCGATCATCCCCTCCCCCTAGTGGACAGGGCCGACTGATCCGCCCGGCGCCGCCGGTCTATCCGGCTACCCCCCCTCCCTCTGTACCGCTCCGGATACTGCGCAACGGGAAAGTGTCCCCCAATCGGGGGATGCGCCGGACGCTTGAATCAGCGTCGAACGGTCGGGCACCCACACAACACAACCCTTGAAGGATTCGGGCGTTCCAGCCAACGCGACCCGTGGCTGTACAAACCCCGGACGACTCCCCAGCGGGGGTCGTTCCGGCTTTCAACTCGTCACACCCTTTCCCAGGAGTTTCATCCATGCTCGACCGGACCTCAATCGGCGTCCTTCGCCCCGACCGTGGCCCCACCCACCTTCAACCCGCCCGGGAATCCCTCGGCGTCCGCGGCGTCGCCTGTCGCCGCTCCCACCTCACCGACCCCCCCATCGGCGTCTCCCCCTCCGCCACCGCCAACCGCTACTCCATCTCCGGCGACAAGCACCACCCCCTCTTCGACGGCTCCCGCGCCCCACGTCGCTACCGCCGCCGCACCAAACACGTCCCCTCCCCCAACTGCCGCCCCTCCCTCCCCTAACCCCCTCAACCCCCTGACCTCGCGGTCGCTTAGGTTTCACCCCCCCCCTTATCCAAATCATGCCTCATCCCTCTCCGACCCCCACCGCTCTAACGGGCATGGGGGTTTTTTCACATCCGCACCTTGAAGGAGAGACAAGTATGTCCAAAGCACCATTTGATCCAGACCCCAGACTCGTTCATCATCTCGTCGTCTACCCACACACCTTAGATGACACCACAAAGATGTACGACATCGACTTCGCCTTTGACTTGAAAGGGTCTATGGTTCTCTACCTTCAACTTCACTTGATTCAAACTCTATCTAAACTTGAACCTTCACAAGTGAACCAACTCGTAGACCTCCTAGTGTATGCGACTTGCGCCAAAAACGGATATCTTCCTACCAACAAACCATTGAGGTTTGCAATCTTCGAACGAAGCATGTTTCCGCAAGTTACAGGCGAAGCACGAGTCACCGCAGTGTTCTCAGACAAACACACATAACCACGACTCATGCCCTTTCTCCGGCCCCCTCTCCCTCCCCCGGGGTTGCGGGGTTTTCTTCCTTCCCAACCCCCCACCCTCAGGAGTCACCTCATGGAGATCGAACACAACATCACCGGCTCAAAGCCTCTCTGTGGTCTCGCCATCGGAGTTCCCTTCCGCTTCTCCGATGCCCCCAACCTATTCTACATGCGGGTCAATCCCAACCACTTCAAAATCAACGTCGACTCCAACTACTCCCTCTGCATCAACTTGGAGACCGCAACTCTGTTTCAGTTCAGATCATCCATTCTTGTTGAGTCATTCCCTGACTCCATTCTCACCATCCGCAACTGATCGTCGTTCCCGTTCTCAACTCTCTTGACCCTTCCTGGGGTCTTTCCGGCCTCGTAGTCTAGTCCGGCTCATGACATCCGCTTCTCAAGCGGAAGACGCAGGTTCAAATCCTGCCGAGGTCATTCCACCCCCTCATTCCTGAAAGGACCATCATGTGTAACCCAGCAGCCTCTCGTGTCACATCAAAGGCTAAGGACGCAAGATATGGCGACGCCGTTGTGGTAGACGGTCACAACGCTCTGGTGATTGCTGACACTAGAGACCGCGATCGTAGCATCGAGGTCATGTTCGCAAGCGGAGACAAAACCTTTATCGACAAAGACCGCGACATCTTCATCCTCAAGCCAATCATCCCCTTTTGAAGGAGAATCCCGTGCTCGACAGACAAGCCGCCTTCGACCGTGTGTATGACACCTTCGTCACCCGTTCCCTCCCCCGCTCCCTCGCAAGGATCGGTGCGAGGGGGAACGGGTGTACGTACGATGGAGATATGGTGTCCCCCGGCCATCCAGGTTGCGCCTTCGCCTGTCTCCTCCCCAAACCCCTCACCGTCCGCCTCGAACAACAGTTCGGGGGCAACACAGTCCGCGCCATCTTCGACGTTGTGACTAGATTTCCGGAGTCAATGGAATCGAAAAGGCGTCGCCTCGTCGGTGAAATCCTCGTTCACCTCAACATGTCCCCGGACGACCCGGACTTCGGCAAAGACGTAGGCTTCCTTAGTGCTCTCCAGTCGTGGCACGACTCAGGCAACACTACGCCTGAACAACTCATCGCACTGGGTCTCAAGTACAACCTCACCGTTCCAACCCCCGCCTGAAAGGAGAATCGCTGTGCCGCACGAACCAAACTTGCTCGACTTCACAGACGAAGACATCCACCCCGACACTTCTCACCACCTCCTCGACACCTACGCAGTCGAATCCCTCTCCAACAACCCCAACTGCTCCATGTACGATGGTTTCCCTCTCCTCGCCCACGGCGGACCTATCGACGGGGCCATCGTCTACGTTGATCGGGGTCGTCAATTCGTCCCGGTCGGCCATGCCAACTCCATCCACCACTACGAACGCTTAGGTCTCTACCTCTTCCACACCCACTCCACCCTCCGCTAAAGGAACCCCATGCACACTCACACAACTGCTGAAGGTACAAAGATGTACGTCTGTGCGATGGACGACACTCACCTCATCAACACCATCAACTTGATTCTTCGTCCACTCATCGCAGCCACCGAACTCATCAATCGCGACCTCAATGCCCCCCTCGAGAAGAGTCGTCGAGCCAAGTACCTCTACGGGGATAGGCCTTCGACTATGCCAGTCGAATCCTATCGAACTATGTACCGAGCGACCGTCGAGCGCCTTGCTCCATACCTCTTCGAAGCAATCACACGCAAACTCGACATCGCCGACTCTATCCAGAAAGCCACTGGCCGCACCTCTGTCGATCTCGAAGCCCCCTCCGTCCTCTCCTCCTGTCACCACAATCTCCTCCGCGGTCGCGTCGACGACGATGACTTCGAAGACGAATGGGACTAACCTCACTCACGAAAGGAACACAATGCCTGACCCCACCCAACCCATCCTCCACCCGCTCGGCGACCTTGCCGTAGGCGAGACCGTGTGCCTTCGCAGTCGCGTGGGCGCGGGTATGCCGCAACTCGTCGAATCGAGGAATGCGACAGGCGTTCGCCTCGGCGCCGGCGCGGTGCTCAATCCCGACACCCTCGTCCACCGCCTGATCCCCGAAACCCCGCTCACGAAGCACGCGGGGGAGATGTACGACGAACTGAAGTGGTGCCTTGCGATGTTCAAGGTCGCCCACCGGCCAGCGATAGGCGACCTCAATCGGCTTGAAGCGTTCCTCTCCCGCATCTCCAGCGAGACGGCGCAGGCCGCGAGCCGCGCAGACGCATCGCAGGCCGACGTGAAGGGAGGTGCGTGATGCAAAGAGACATGATCGACAAATGGGCAGATGCCCTTTGTGATGGGGGCTCTCGTGTCCTAGAGTTCATCGAATGGCTTGGATCGAAAGGGTATTCGATCTGCGAGACTGACTCCTTCGGTGAATACTTCCGAACCCATAAGTCAGACATTCAACTCGTCTCGATGTTTTATGACATCGACCCTGACCAACTCGAACGCGAACGAAGAGCGTTGCTCGACGAGCAGATAGCAAAGCACGAAGAATACATCAAACGCAGAGAAGGAGACTGATATGGAAGAAGGAGAACAGCCGCTCATCCTGCTCAAGGATGACGACGAGGTGTTCGAATCGTTGGCGGGCACGGCGTTCGTGATGCTGGCCGTCGGCTTTTTCATGGGGGCTGTCGCCGCGATCGCGAGTGTCGCCCTGTTCCGTATGGTCATCGACACGTGGAGTTACCTCTTTGGCTAAGACCACCACCCAACTCAAAGAGCATCGTTTCCATTCTCGCCCCCGCACCGCCTCCAAATCCACCGTCATCATTGACACGACGAGAAACCTCGTTACCGTTCGGACGGGCAAGGGCCACTCCATCTCCTACCCCTCATCGGAGGTGAAGCGATTGGCCTTGCTCATCGAAAAGGCCGAGCAACAACAGATCGTCGCCGCCCTCCTCACCTCACTCGACTCGGAACACTAACATGGAATTCAAGTTCGTCGGTCTGTCTTTCTACCACACTGTCAACCTTCCCGGCGGCCCCTTCACTGTCCAATCTTCGATCGCCAACTCCGAACCCGACACCATCTACATCACCAACATCACCGGTCCCAACGGCCCCCTCGCCGACGACGACCCTACGTTGTTGGAGATCGAACAGGCATTCAACGACCAACTGTCCGACCTCGACTTCGATGGCTCTATCTACACCGAAGCCCTCAAGCAACCCCCCTCATCCGACTAACTCCCGCTGTAGGGAGTGTCTCATTGTTTCCTTCCTAGGAAAGGATTGCAGTATGTCTCTCACTGTTTCTCAGATCGACGCGGCCATCTCCGCCCTCATGACCCTCCGTTCGTCCGAAGCCAAGGTGCGCATCATCTCGATGCCCATCCCCGCCGACTCCAACGTCGTCAAGTACTCCGCCTTCAACTTCCAGAAGCGACGCCCCTTCCTCGCCCTCTCTCGCCCCACCTCCTCCTCCCCCTACTCCTTCTCCACTCCCGTCACCGGCTCCACCATCGACGACGACAACCTCCACGACGAGGATGGCAACCCCATCATCGACCTCGAAGCGTTTGCGTGGTTCGACGACCTGGAGACTCTCGGTGAGGCTATCAAGCAGGCCCTCAACCTCCCCAACTACCTCCCAACCCCCACCCCCTCCATCGACTCTGATCGCGGTCGCACCGTCGACCTCTGTTCTTCCGATGACTGCTGCAAGCAGGGGGACCCGGTCGACTCGTTCCTGTCGAATCTGGGTAACCAACTCCGCGACCTCTTCGCTGGTCGTCGCTGATCCCACCACTCAGCACACCTGACCGTTAAGCGACCGCGAGGTCATTCGTGCCTTTCGTGTTCGCTGCTCCGAAGTGGCAGGTCGTAGCCGAGACTGCCCCTGCTGTCCTCCCCGGATGGCGGGGGCATTTCCATTCCCAAGGAGCCCTCATGAAAGTCAAATGCGTAGCCACGTCGGGCACAACCATTCCAGTCGGTCGTATGGTCAAAGGAGAAATCTTTCGTTACCCCGAAACAGAAAATCCTCTCATTCGAAGGTCGTTCGTTGATAGCACTGGATCTCACGTCCATGCCACTGTCCTCAAGACAGGAGAAGATGTAATAATCCCCGCAGAACTCAACGTCGTTCGTTTGAAAGGACTCCTTCACTACTGCGACAACAAAGTGGAGTGTGATTATCTCGATGAAGATTGACCTTGACGACGTGGAGTATGAGGTGGAGTTCTCGGTGGAGAAGGAGTCGTTGCCTTGGTACGATGGCTTCGACGCCTACTCCTACTACACGGGTAACTATGTCGCCGTTGTCGACTCGGTAACCCTCGAAGGAAAGGAGGTAGACGACGCTTGCCTACTCGAACGGATCGAAGCGTACCTGACCGAACGTCTGAACGAGGAGCCCGACGAAGACCTCGTTCGAGGTCGCTAGTGTTCTGGCCTCTCGTCGTTCTCACTTTGGTCCTTGTTCATCTCACCGAACTCACCCATTCACGCACCCTGGCCCGTCTGTCATTGAAGGCCGCAAACCTCACAGATAGGAGTTAGTATGCTCGATCAGTCCCTCACTCACATTCGCACCCTCGAAGAAGCCGTCACTCACTCCACCCTTCTCTCCCAAGACATGTGGTCGGAGCGACGCTTCGACGACTGCTCCGAACTTCCCACCCTCAAGCGATTCGTGGAGGGGTGCCTCACCGCCAAGCAACCCCTCATCAAGACCTTCGGTAACCACATAGGCTACTTCTACCGCATCCCTCCTGACCTCTCCCTTACCCCCCATGTGGAAGGATCCTTCAACACCAGACTCATCAACAGTCTCCACCCCATCCTCTTTGCCTCCGGCTTTCTCGACCCCTCCGACCCCCGCCTCCCCAACATGCTTCCCTTTGGTAGTCGTGAATGCTATGCCTTTTACAAGAAGGCGATGGCTGAGTCCGAAACTCTTCGGGACTTCTCTCGTTCACTCGAAGCGTTCCACCCCACTCTCGACGCTTTCGCCTCTGCATACGCAAAATACTACAAGGGTGGCTGCACTCCTCAAAACTTGTGGGAGGAGGTGTTCGCTTCGGCGCCGATGGCCTCGCGTCGCGTCGGCAAGGCGAGCATCTATTCGTGGATCCCCCGCATGTCCAAGCGATGGGTGGACCTCGTCGACAGTAACGCGTTCAACTTGCTTGGAGGAGTCACAGTCCTCTATGGGTCGAAGTTCGATGACCTCCTAGGCTGTGTCAACGAAGCCGATCGCATCAGGACTCCGCAATCCTTCTCCGACTACGTCCTTTGCATCCTCTTCGCCCCCCACCACTTCCTCCAACTCGGATGCATGGGTTGCGACAATGGTTCGTGCTTCGCTCCCGACCACGAAAACGCTCACCACTGCCTCTCGCTGGCGGCACACCCCAACTCATTCGTCTGTCAGATCCGACCGGCCTCCGACTTCGCCGACCTCACTACCCTCGAAGACTTCGACACCTCTGTCTTCGACTCCAAACACCCCATCTCTCGCGGTTGGGGCTACTGGTCCGAAGACGCTCTCGTCATCAGCAACCACAACTACACCCGTGGATCCAAAGACCTCTCTCGCGCCACCCTCATCTCCCTGATGGAGGAGTCCATCCTCTCCCTCCATCGTTCCCTTTACGGCCCTGAACCCACCGCTCACCTCCATGACTCCCGAACCTCCGGCTACGCCCTTTCCATCTGGGGCGTCTACGTCAACTACGACTACTCCCGAGTCTACGTCCCCTCCCCCACCCCTACAAACGCCATGGGGCACCCCTCCTCCCCCCTCTTCTCTAAAGACACCGCTGTCCCTCACTTCACTGTCTCTCGTTCACACCTCTGCAAATTCACCCCCCTCTCAGACGAGCGCATCGACGACTGTACGTGGGACGACTTAGTCGGCAACTCTTCGTGCTGTGACGACTGCGGCGACCGTTTCGACAATGACGACCTCACCTCTGTCAGCGACAGCAACTACTGCTCAAATTGCATGGAGTGTTTCAGGTGGTCTGAGTGGAATGAGGAGTGGATCTACGAGGACGACGCCGTCTACTCCTCGTTGGAAGGCGACTACTTCTGGACCCATCAAGTCGTCGAAGACTACCAGGGCGAATACATCCGCGCAGACAACGCCGTAGAAACCAACAATGGCCAAACCGTTCACTGCGACGATGACACCCTCGTCCGCCTCGACTATGGCCAAGGCCGTCTCCTCCTCGACGACGACAACCTCGTCCAATCGGTGATAGGAGGCTCCCTCGACCGTGATCACCCTCAAACCGTCGAGTTGCCTGATGGCGAGTACTGCCACCAAAACGACATCGACACGGGCCGAGTCATCCTCTGCGAGGATGATGATGGCGAAGAGACTTACAAGATCTCCAACGCAAAGGTGGCCATCTAATGGCAGCGACATTCGAACAAGCGGCTGAAGTCGCCAAGCAATTCATCGAGTCCACCGAACTCGATGTTCTCAATCGTTTCGCCTCCCTCCACAACGCCGTTCGTCTCTCTACCCCCAGCGCCTCACACGACGCCGTCTTCGTCCCCGGCGATCGTCCTTCCGCCTCCGGACGCATCCTGTTCATCGCCCACACCGACACCGTCTTCGACGAAGCCGACCCCTTCTACGTCGATCGTTACGGACACACTTTCTTCTCCGGCTTCTACGAAGGCGACAAACCCGAAGCATCTGAACGCTTCCGTGGTCTAGGCGCCGACGATCGGGCAGGCTGCGCCATCCTCTGGCTCATTCGTAACTCCGGCCACTCTCTACTCCTCGTCTCCGATGAGGAGGTCGGTTGCCTGGGCAGTGGAGACTGCTCCGAACTCCACGTCAACACCCTCAAAGACCACTCCTTCTGTATGCAGTTCGATCGGCGAGGGAGTCACGACCTCGTCTACTACGATGGGGCCAACAAAGCCTTCGACGCCTACCTCCGTCGTCACTTCTTCGAGTACTCCGAAGCCTCCGGCTCCTTCTCCGACGTAGGCGTAGTGTCCCCCGCCCTCGACCTAGCGGGCGTCAACATCTCGACCGGCTACCGCAACGAACACCACCTCTCCGAAACCCTCGACCTTCTCGACTTTTACCGCACATACACCTACCTCACCAAACTCCTCACCCAAAAGTCCTTCCCCGTCTTCCCCCACGTCCCCTCCCCCCGCTACTCCTACCGCTCCTCCAAATCCTCCCTCTCCTCTCCTCTCCTCAGCGGCCACGATTTCTTCGACGACTCGTCTGACGACTGGAACTACCTCGCCTACGATCGTAGTAAGACCTACAGCCCTGCCACAAAGTCGGTCGTCGACTCGGGACTGGACCCCAACTACCTCCCTGACGAGTACGTCTGTATGGAGTGTCGAGACGTTCTTCAGTTTCACGAACTCCAGTGTTGGGAAGGCGACGAAGAAACCTTTGTGTGCCCCTCATGCGGCGAAGAGGTGTACCCCCTCTCCGTCGCCCTCGAAATGGACAAAGACCCCGATGACGACACAGACCCCTCACATCTCCTTTCCTGACCAACCCCCCATCACCCCCATCTGCTCCGACTACCCTTCCGACTATCAACAGCAAGCCGTCCTCACCGCCCTCCTCCCCCTCAACCGTCTCGACTACTTCATCCTCGGCCTTGTCGGTGAGTTGGCCGAACTCCTCGCTGGCGACGCCCCACTCACCGTCGCCGACTCATACGACGAGGCGGGCGACTGCCGTTGGTACTTCTCCCTTCTCCTCCTCTACTTCAAGACTACCGACGACCCCACTTCCCTCTTCGAAGGCCTCACCACCCACCGCTCCCTCAACTTCCGCTCCGACATGAAGGACTGCCTCGCGGTCGCTTCACGTCTCTGCAACATCATCAAGAAGCCTCTTCGCCCAGGCGACGAAGGCATCACACCCGATCGACTTCGCAAGATCTACCTCACCACTCTCGAAGCCTACCAAATCTTCTGTGAAACCATCGGTTCTCAGCACTTCGATGAGATCGGCAATCGCAACCTCCAGAAACTCAACTCACGCCAGCAACGAGGCACCCTCACTGGCGACGGAGATCACCGATAAATGTTCTGGTCCCGTCAACCTTCCGACTTTTCCAGCGACGAATCTTTCCACTGCAAGATTTACCTCCCCGTCGCACCGGCATTCATCAATGCTCGGTTCCCGGTGAAGGCTGACTCCTTCCACCTCTACTACGACCCGGACCTGAAAGCCGACATCTACCAAACCTTCGTTCACGTCTCCGGCCAGCACTTCATTGTCGACTCGTGCGAGGACCTCGAACTCCTCATCCACCCCACACCCATCGCCCCCCCAACGGAGTCTACATGACCCATGCTAATCCCACACACCACTACGTTCTGGGTGGACAGCATCGTATCGAACCGATCGAATCAAGAAATCGGTCCTGTCTCCCTCTCCCACGAGAGGATTGGATCGGCCCTGACTCATCGCTCCCACGAGTTGATCCCAGTTCTCCCCCTCCCCCCCTCAATCTCCAAGCACTCCCACTCCCCCATTCCCTCCGTTGGTCCCGTATCTCTATTCCTGTTTTCTTCGATGATCCTGATCCTCCGCCGCAACCGCCAACAATCGTCGAACTAGAAGCCTTAGAAGATCGTCTCTCCTCCTACCTAAGCCGCCGCTTCGGAGGTGGTGAACCGGGTTACTTTCCCCCCACCTCAACTCTCGATTCACAGGAATCCCCCGTCATGACGAAAGCCCAACTTATCGCATTACTCGCCAACTTCCCCGACGACACCCCCGTCTACCTCGTCGCCTATACCGACGCACCGGGAGGCGAGTACCTCGAACCCCCCCACCCCCGCCTCTCTCACGCCTATACCAACGTCCATCGTCAAACCGTTCCCGATTGGACCAACTCCAAGAAAGACCTCAAGTCCCACCACTCCGTCATCATCCTCTAAGGAGTTTCCGTGCCTTCTTACCCACTCGCCGCGTTGCTCGCGGCAGCAAGGAGAAAGCGATGAGCGATGAGCACGAGTACTACGAACGGATGCGAAAGATCAAGACCGAGCGGTTGCAAGATGATCCGCGAGCGATCAGCGTTTTCCCGCCAGCCAGTCGCAATGAGCGGATTATCGAATCAGCCAAGAACTTCGCGACTGCGTGGCTGAAGTTTTGTAAGGGCACCAGCGTGTGGGCGGTTTCTGAGGCGTGGCCTGACTTTGAGATCGCCGCCAACGAAGTGCTCAATGCTGTAAACGGCGCAGAGGAGCCCACCCAATGACCCCCACGACGTACGGCGGCATGACCGAGGAGCAGTTGCGGGAGTTGCTGGCGAAAGCCCCGCCGCTCCCGTGGAGAACGGATATCGGGTGCTGCGGGCCGTATATCGACTATCAGGCCCACGAGGATGAGCGAGGGGGCATTGAACCCATCTCGAACTACGATGGTCGCGAGCCAGTTTGGTTGGGCGGAGACGTTGATGATGTCTCTCGCATTCTCATGTGCGAGACCGTCAACGCCCTCCCCGACCTCCTCTCCCACATCGCGGAGTTGAAGGCGGAACGTGATGAACTGCAATGTCGCGTCGAGGCGTTGGAGTTGATCGCGCCCAAGCCAATCTCGATTGACGAGTTGCACGCCAAGAACCTTCGCACCCCCGGCGGCATGACCTCTGAGGAGTATGTACGCAGTCTGCGCGCCATCGACGGAAAGGACACCCATGCCGACGCCTGAACTCACCGCAGAGCAGATGGAGAGGTTGGAGAAGTACGTCGCCAACGCAGACGACCTCGGACCATGCGATGCGCTCGACTACACCCGCATTGCCATACAGACCATGCCCGCCCTCATCGCCGCCCGCCACAAGGAGCAACGCAATGCCTGATGGAAACGAACCTTTCAACCGCAACGCCGGATTGAAAGGAAACGGGCCGAATCCTTTGGACCCCGTGAAGTGGCCGTGCGTGCATCCGATGCTGAAATACATCGAGCCCGTCGAGGGCGAGCCGTACTACCGATCCGTCTGGGATACCGCTCTCGACGACGACATCGCCGACGAACTCAACCGGCTGGCGACGATTGATGCGTGCGCGAATTTGGCTCGATGCAATCTCGACTGCATCAAACTCAAGGGTTGTCTCGACGTTGGTTCCAAATCCGACCTGATAAACCTCCACGCCCGGCTCGTGCAGGAGACATTGCGATGACCGACACTGACCTCCGCGTGCTGATCCTGACGAAGGTGCTCAACTACACCTACTACCCCAACCTTCGCATGTTCGGCACGCCAAAGAAGGGCGAGGCCCTTACATGGTCTGCGATCATTGATCCGGACCAAGCGCCGAAAGTACTCACCGACCTCAACGCGGCGTTCGCGGCGCTGGAGGCGTGGATCGAGCAGAATGGTGGTCGGGGCAAGGCGTGCTATTCAATCGGGACTCCTTGCAACGGGCCCAAGTTCTTGGTCACGCTGCTGTCTGGGATTGATCGACCGATCGGTTCCATCTTTAGCGAAGACGCGTACACGTCCAGGCTGGAGTATTACGGCGGGGCATCCGCCGACACCCTCCCCCGCGCCATCTGCCTCGCGCTCGCCGAAGCGGTGAAGGAGGGAGCATGACCCTCCGATCCCTGCTCCGCAAACAGGCCGACACTGTTCGCATCATCCGGGCGACCGCGATCCCGCTCACCCGGCGAATCTGGAGGAAGGTGAGACGATGAAATCCGCCGCCGAAGTGTATGCGTTCTGGCGCCCGATCGTGGGGGAAGGGTGATAGACAAAGGGCTGGGGGGGACTATGATGAGGGATGTCCTTCGTCAAAGGGTTCCTTGCGGTGGTGGGCATTGCTTTGGTGATGTCCAACCTTCAACTCCTCCTTACAATCCTCGTTCTTTCTCTCCTCGCCTCTCCATTCATGGGCATCATCTGGTGCCTCCTCTTCCCAAAGGAAGACTAAATGCGAGTCGCCCTCTGCATCCCCACCTGCCACCCCGACCGCTACCTCCAATCGGCCCCTCTCTGGCATGACGCCGGTTACGAACTCTGGACATGGTTCGACATGAGAGACCCTAGAGGTTGGGAGGGATTTTGGCCTCTCCGGACACTAAACATAAATCCTTACGGATCGTGGATGCCTACGTACTCGAAGGAACAGTGGTCCGGCTGGCCCACTGTCACCAACTATCTCTGCCAAGCCGCCGTCGCCTCTGGCGTCTCCATCTGCGTGATCGGTGGCGACGATATCTCCCCTGACCCGTCCCACCCTGCGTCCGAAATCGCCGCCTCCTTCCTCAAACGCTTCCCTGACCTCTACGGAGTGATGCAGCCCACCGGCGACCCCTACGGCGACACAGGACGAGCCGCCGTCTCCGCATGGGTGGGCGCCGAATTCGTCCGACGCCACGGCCCTCTCCACTCCGGCTACCACCACTACTACGCCGACCGTGAACTCGCCGATCTCGCTCGCTCCAAAGGCGTCTATTGGGAAGCCCCCGAGTACACCCAATACCATGACCACTGGACTCGCAACGGTGGCCAGAAACCTTCCGGAGGAGGCGAAGCCCACAAACACGATCGTCTTCTTTACGAAACCCGTTCACGCAAAGGACTGCCTTTCCAATGACCGTTCAAGACTTCCGAGTCGTCACCTTCGCCACCCCCCTCTACCACGCCACCCTCGATGAGATGCTCGCCTCCGCCGCCTCCGTGGGCCTCACCGTCGAAGCCCTCCGCCTCCCCAACGAATTCAAGTCGTGGACTGAGGCCACCAACCACAAACCTCTCCACATCCTCGAGGTGATCCACATCTCAAACGTGCCCGTCGTATGGGTAGACGCGGACGCTCGCTTCAACTCCTTCCCCCACCTCTTCAACTCTCTTGAGTGCGACTTTGCCTGTCGCTATCTCCAGCGATCCACTCGCCAAGAACTCCTCTCTGGCACCCTCTTCTTCTCTCCCACCCCCACTTCCCTCCGTCTCCTTGAACACTGGAACTACGTCTGCTCCCGCCACCCCCGCACCTGGGACCAGTCCAACCTCCAGTCCGCCATCGGCTCCTTTCCCAACCTCTCCACCATCCTCCTCCCCCCCTCCTACTGCCACATCGTCAACAACCCCCCCAACCCACCCTACACTCCCGTCATCTCCCACACCCAACACTCCCGCAAAACAGCCCACCTTCTTGGTGGTCGAGGCTCACGCTCCATCCCCCCCACGGAGACCCCCCTTGCATGACCCCCATGTTGTTCTCGACCAAGGTTTCATCCGACTCATCCGCGTCGATGGTACAGACCTCGATGTGGTCAACGCGGCCCGCGTCTCCTTCCTCAAAGAATCCGAGTGGGACGAAATCCGCATCGAACCCGACACCATCAGCGACGGCGACACCACAGAGAAGCGACTCAAGGACTCAGACGCTCGACTGATCCAGTACCTCGCTCGCCACAACCACTGGACTCCATTCGCTCAAGTCGGCGCTCACCTCCACATCAAGATGCCTCTCTTCGTGGCCCGTCAGTGGTTCAAGCACCAAGTAGGCGTCGTCATCAACGAAGTCTCCCGTCGCTACGTCGACGAAACACCCGACATTCACATTCCCTCCTTCTGGCGTGCCCGACCCGATGGCTCCATCAAACAGGGCTCCGGCGACCGCCTACAGTCTGGGGGCGATAGAGCATCCACTGCCTATTTATCCGCCACTTTAAAGGCGATTGAGACGTACGAACGGCTGCTGGAGTTGGGTGTCTGTCCAGAGCAGGCCCGCATGGTCCTTCCCCAATCCATGTTCACTGAGTTTCGCACCACCGCATCCCTCGCCGCTCTCGCCCGAATCCACCACCTCCGCTCCTCTACCCACGCCCAACTGGAGATTCGTGAGTACGCCTCCGCCCTCTGCGACCTCATCGACCCCCACTTCCCCGTCTCATGGAAGGCACTGACAGCCAATTATGGAACTGCCAATCCTCCCATCCCGTCCTGACTGCACCGACTGCAACCTCCACCTGCTCGGCTGCAAGAATCGGGGCCTCGCCACCATTCCCTTCCACACCCACCCCGACCATCGGGCCCCGGTGGTCGTGGTCGTGGGAAGCCACCCATCCTTCGAGGAAGACGCAAACGCCCGACCCTTCATCGGCTCAACCGGCGAATACCTCAAGAACGTCTACCTCAACGGCTCGGGCCTCTCCTCCCTCTCCCACATCTACCTCACCAACTCCATCCGCTGCTTCCCCGTGGGCGTCCGCAATCCCGCCTTCCGCAAGAACGAACTGACCGCCTGCCTCGCCCACCTCACCGCCGACCTCCTCTCCATCGAGAAGGCACACCCCAACTCCCCCCTATTCCTCCTCCTCACCGGCGGCACCCCCGCCCGCCAAATCCTCAACTCATCCACCACCGACGCCTTCAAACTCCAAGGCCAAGAAGTCTCCTTCGGCGGCTCCCCCTGGCGAGTCTTCTCCACCTACAACCCCGCCTACCTCGCCCCTTGGAACAAGCCAGCCGCCCTCCACGCCGTCACCGAACACCTAACCCGTCTCATCGACACCATCGAGAACGGCTCCTCCCCCTCTCACGACCCCTCCATCTCCCGCCCTCGCTTCCCCCTCCCCTCCGACTCCTCCATCCTCTGCGTCGACATCGAAACCTACGGCGCCTGTCGCAAGACCATCTTCAACCAAGAACTGCCCGACCAAACGGTCTTCCATCCGGCCCGTTCCATCTTCACCGACTCCGTCAACCCTCGCGATCTCATCCAAACCGTCTCCATCACCCTCTGCGAGATGCCGTCCTCCCTCTCCTCCCTCTCCCCCATCACCACCCTCGTCTTCAAACCTCGCAACCTCTCCCACCTCTCCATGCTCAAAGCGTGGCTCTCTCACGCCACCCTCCTCATCGGCCACTACCTCCAGTTCGACCTCCTCTACCTTCACTACGCCAAAATGATTTCAAGCGACCGCGAGGTCCAACTGGTCGACCTGTCTGTGGTGAACTATCTGGAGAATGAGGCGAGAGAGGAGAGGTCGTTGAAGGATCTGGGCCCGTTGTTGGGCACCCATTCGTACCACCGAACGATCAAGGACGGGAAGTTCTACTCACCCAACGACCCTGAAATCATCGAGTACAACGCCCTCGACACTGAGGCCACCGTTCTCGCCCTCGCGAAATTGGCCGGTCGTCTCGAGTCCCGCCCAGATACCGACAAACTTTCCCCTTACTGCCTCTCCTTCTACGCCGACACCATCTGGACTTGTGTGGACATGGCCCTCAACGGCATCGCCATGGACGCCCCCTCCATCGAACGCATTGAGTTCATGAATCTCCGCCAGATGAAGTGGGCCCGCAAACGAGCCCGACGGATGGGCCTCCTCCTCGAAGGCAAGGGTTCCGTCCGCTCGAAAGACCGCTTCATGGCCAAACTCCTCGCGGTCGCTAAAACCCATCCGGACTTCAATGGGGGGCAGGTGGAATTGACGGAGGCGGCGAAGAAGGTGTCCGCAAAGGACGCCAACCGCAACTACCTCTCTACCCTCCTCCCCGAAGGCCACCGACTGGAGAAGTTGACTCACTACTTCGACCTGTACCAAAAGGCGTCGAAGTTGGTCTCCTCCTACACCTTCCCCCTCCTTCGTCACTCTCCCAAGAACGAGAAGAAGCAGGCCTCCCGTCTCATCCCCATCCGCGTCGACGGTGAGGTGGCCACGATCGCCTACCCCACGTGGTACCCCATCCCAGGCGCCATCAAGGACGGCGAAGGCTCCGAAGGCGGTACGTTGCAGGCCCGCATCACCTGCAAGGGTCCGGCCATCCAAACTCTCCCCTACTCCATCAAGTCGACCATCACGTCCCGGTGGTTGGGAGGCTCGATGTTCATGTTCGACCTCTCGCAGATCGAACTCCGCGTCGCCGGTCTTCTCTCCGGCGAACCCTCCCTCATCGAGAACTACCAAAGGGGAGGCGACCTCCACACCCAACGAACCATCCAGATGTTCGGCGAGGACATCGTTAGGGACCCCTACTTCAAGTCGCAGTACAGACAGGTCGGGAAGGCGCAGCCTGTTGATGAACCTGTCATGACCCCAGAAGGGCCGAAGACTATCGGTAGTTTGAAGGTGGGTGACAAGATCTACGGGTCAAACGGGATCACATCCGTTACTGGAATTTACCCGCAAGGGGTTAAACCAATCTACAAGATCTCCTTCTACGACGGGTCGTGGACTCGCTGCTGTGGTGAACACCTTTGGAAGGTAACTGACACACAAGGCAAGGAAGAGGTGATCTCGTTGGACACCCTCAGAACTCGCGATCTTTCGTGGCAAAAGGGTTGGCGATACGAGATTCCCGTAGGGCAGCCCTTCGAGACCTCTGAGTTGGATCTGGACATCCCGCCGTACACGTTAGGAGCCTTTTTGGGTGACGGATCTATAACTTGTGGGACACCCATCCTTGTCAACGATGAAAAGGACAACGAAATCGTTGAACGTATCGCCGAGGAATTGGATGGTTGGGGGTTAGTGATCGAACGGAAGTTTCGTCACGCCGTCTGTTTCTCGATGGGGACACGGGGCAGAACCAAAATCAACCCTTTGAAGGGTGCTTTGGGTTCGTTGGATTGCTGGGGAAAGAACGCCCACTCTAAAAGAATCCCCTTGAGATACTTGGCTGCTAGCGTCCCCCAACGGGTAGATCTCCTTCGGGGGCTCATGGATACAGACGGAACTATCACCCCACGAGGATCTGCCTCCTACACGACTGTTTCTAAGCAACTCGCCTTAGATGTTTGCGAACTAGTCCGTAGTCTGGGCGGAGTCGCAAAAGTCCGCAAGCGTCCAACCTCTCACACTTATCGAGGGGTGAAAAAGGAAGGCTTTGCTTGGTGTGTGACCATTAGGACTCCAATGAATTGCTTCCATTTGAAGAGGAAAGCCGATAGGTGGTCTCCCTTCAGAATGTTCAGAAAGATCGTGGGAATCGAACCAGCGGGTGAGTCAGAATGCGTTTGCATCTCTGTAGATGCTGGCGACCGTTTGTATGCCACCCGCGACTACCTCCTGACCCACAACACCATCAACTTCGCCGACCTCTTCCTCTCCTCGCCCGGAACCATGCGAGACACTGTCATGGGAAAGTTGGGCATAGACCTGCCCCTCTCCTTCTTTGAGGGGGTGGCCAACTCCCGCCACAAGGTTCGTCCCCGTCTCATGGATTGGCAGGCCCAACTGTTGATGGAGGCGAAGACCAAGAACATTCTCGAGTTGCCCTTCGTCGGGGTGAGTCGGTGGTTTCCTGGCCACGCGATGGACATCGAGAAAGTCAAGTCTACAGTCGTCAACTTCCCCGTCCAATCGACCGCCGCCCTCACCCTCCTCAACATTCAGCACCACGTTCGCCACCTCCTTCGGGAAAGGAAACTCCGGTCCCTCCAAGTCCTCAACATCTACGACTGTGTGGGCATTGACGTGTATCCGGGGGAGGAGCAGGCAGTCAAAGACCTCTTCCATGATTGTGTGGTTGAGGTGCAGAAGAACGACTATTGGTCGAAAGTGCAGACTCACTACGGCAACGAAGTGCCGATTGAGTACGAGTTGTCGGAAAAGAAACGATGAATACCCCCCACCTGACGTTTGCGGACAAGATCAGCCACCTTTGGTCGCAAAAGTTGTCCGTCATCGAGATAGCCGCCGCCCTCGACGCCGACCCCCTCGACATCATCAAGGTGATGAAGAGTTCCGGCCTCCTCCCACGCACCCCCCTGCCCGAAGGAACAGAAGAATGCCTACAGATCGTGACGATGCGTCGCCTGGGAATGTCGTTCGAGGAGATTGCGGTCTCGACCCTACGCACGGTGGGAGAGATCAAGAACTTCCTCACCCGACGCCCACCCTCACCACCTTCTTCGTCTCCTTCAAGAGAGCCGCTTTTGAGCCCCCGGTGAACAAGAGGCTGACCAACCTGGAACTGGCCTCTATACTTCTGAGCGACGAATCCCAATACATCTCGTCGCTATATGCGGAAAGGAAGGTTTGAAACGAGAATTCACCCTCATCATCGACGATCGGGAGCAGGCCCCCTTCCCCCTCCCTAACAACCTCGCGGTCGCTAATTGGCATTTGAAGCCCGATCTCGCCAGTGTCAACATGGTGAGACGCCGCCTCCGCACGGGCGACTATGCCCTCGAAGGGTACGAGGGTGTCTGCCTCATCGAACGAAAGTTCGATATGAGGGAGATCAGCAAGAACCTCATGACAAAAGACCGGAAGCGGTTCCTGGGAACCCTCGACCGACTACGGGACGAATGCACCCACCCCATCCTCATGCTGGAGGGCAGTCCCATCACCGTCCAACGGGAAACGACCTACACGGACCACCCCTTCGTGGTGGTTGACTCCCTCCAGCGTGAGTGTAGAATAAGGGGTATCGAACTTATGCTGATTCCGGGCTATACCCCCGTCATGAGGCGGGCAGCCGGGGAATGGGTCGTGCGGACGCTCATCAACGCGGCGTTGGTTCACGACATCCGGGGGAAATCGAATGGGAACGACGCCGACTGCAACGATCACCAGCATCAGGTGGACTGAGGCTGCCGGTAGCCAACGACTGGTCACCAGCACCACCCCCTACTACACGCTGGTCACCGACGTTGACACGACCATTCCTTCCGACCTCGACACCCTTGATGTGGCTGAGGTTCGTTCCTCGACCGAGTTTGATGGGCAGATCGCCGTCCTCCCCACAGATATGATGGCTGGGTGGTTGTCCATCCGTCACGAATGGGAAGGTCTGGTCTCTACCCAACCCACCGTTAGGGTGTTTGGGTTCGTCAAGAACAACCTAGACGACCGTAGGAAGGGGATCACCGCCGATGTGGATGGGTGGTGGACCGCCCTTCCCCAACGAGACACGGACAACACGCTTGACGCGGAGTTCTCGGCCATCGCAGGCACCGACGGGACGACCAACTTCTCCGAGGACAAACTGTTCGACCTCACCGGCGTTTCCTATGTGGCCGTACTCCCCCAGACCGCCTCGTCGGGGGACTCGACCTTCGCCAACTCCAACATCACCGGGCGAATCATCACCACCATCTGATGGAACTGTTGCTCCTGCTGGCTTCGTCGGAGGCGTCTGGGGAGTGGGTCCGAGTGGGCCTGTTCGCTGCCGCTCTCTGCGTGACCTTCCTGACGGCTGCTTGGAAGTTCACGAACATGATGGAGCGGAGACTGTCAGCCATCCAAGTCGAGATCACCCAAATCAGAGGTGATCTTAACGTGGCTCGAAACACAATGGAATCACTGGAGGCTCACACCCTCGAAGACTTTCGTAGAAGAATCGAGAGGTTGGAGCAAAAGGTGGACGCACTGGGATCCCAATGAACAGTAGAGCAAAGACGGACATTGGATTCGCCGTGTTCACCGTTTCGGTGTGCTTGGTCGTGTTCCTGCTCCTATCAGCCCTCACTGGCTGTTCAGCCACCAAGGAGATCAACGCCGCCGCCGAGTCCGTTAGGGCTGACCAGCGTGACATTCAGGAAACCGTGGTCGCCATCGAAGATCGCCGTTCGGAGGTCGGCGAGACCGACGCCTTTCGTGACGGACGGTCTTCGCCGGATCCATTCGCTGTCGGAGAACTCAGAGGCGTCCGCCAAGAACGTACAGGCCCAACTGCCTCGAACGCAGGACAGGGTGCCTTGGTGGGCGAGTCTTTTGGGTCGACTAGCGCTGGTCGTGGGGTTGGTGGCGGTTATAATCATCGCGTGGAGAACGGGCCTGTTCATGCTCATCAAAGCGGGCGTGACCTTCCTGATTCCCCCGTCAACGAAGTCGGCGGCTCGTCTAGTCGCCAAGGGGAGGCCGGAGACCGAAGTGGTCGCGGCCCTCAGAACGGACCCGGCCTTCAACGCGGCTTACAAGGCCGAGAAAAAAGCCCAAGTCAACAAGGAGAATCACTCATGAACGGACTTTCTCTCTTCTTCATGGACGTGTGGACATTCGCGTTCTCGCAGGTCGGCATCTTCGCTCTCGGAGTTCTGGCTGGTCACTTCCTTCTCTCGAAAGTGATGTCGGAGATCAAGAACCTCGCCGACAAGATCGACGGCAAGGTGAAGTGAAACTCCGGCGACCCGCTCGCTGGATCGTGTCTAACGATGGCCGCGAGTTCATCTTGCGGCTTCTTATCGTCACTGTGGGTGTTGCCGTCGCGTGGATCGCGTTTGTGGGGAGCGGCCAATGAACACCGTCTGGATCACCGGCGACGGATACACCGATGAGGCCGCGTTCCTCGACGACGCGACGCGAGCGATGAACGTGCTCGCGAGCGATCCCGAGGTCGGGCACGTCGTGCGCCGGATGCAGACACGGACGCTCTACACCGAATCGGCGACCGACCAACTCAGCGGCGACACCGCGTTCGGCGCGTACGTTCACTCGAACGGGAACCTCCGGCTGAATGTCGGCAAGGTGCTTTCGTGGCGCACGGCGAAGGGCGTCGGCTATCACGACATCGTCCTCCTGCTCGTCAACTCGTCGCACTACGGCGGCGCGTACAACGGCATGGCGAACGTTGCGTACGTCGCGGCGAACAACGTCCACTTCGCGGAGATGCTCAAGCACGAGTTCCTCGGCCACGCGATCGGCGGGCTCGGCGACGAGTACGGGCGCAGCGGCGTCTACACCGGCGGCGGGCCGTCCGCGCCGAACCTTGACACCGAGAGCGACCCCGCGCTTGTGAAGTGGTCGCACCTGATCGGTCGCGACGACGGCATGGGCGGGACCGTGGGCGTGTTCGAGGGAGGCGGCGGCGACTACTCGCGCGGCATCTTCCGACCGACACGCACGAGCCGGATGCGTCAACTCGGCAAGCCGTGGGGCCCGGTGAACGCCGAAGCGATCATGCTCGCCGCCGCGCGGTTCATCCCGCCATTGGAAGGCGACCTGAATGGCGACGGGCGCGTGGACTTCGACGACCTCAACCTCGCGCTTCGCGACGGAGACTTTGACCAGGTGAACGACGTGCTGAGCAACTACGGGAGAAGCGAGTAATGGCGACGCGCAACGCCACATTCCACCGACGACTCGTCGCCGACGCCGGGCTCTCGCTCTCGCTCACGCGAGGACAGACGACCTTCGAGCCGATCGGACGCGCACGCGGAGCCGACGACCCGCGCTTCGACACGCTCCACGCCTTCGCGCCGGGCTACGAGTCCGCCGACATCGGGAGCGTCACATCGGGCCAGCGAATCCGCTCGTCCGCCGGGTACGCCGCCGACGGGACCGCCAACCGCACGGTCATCGTCAACAATTCGGCCCTCAACGTCGTCATCACGTCGGGCCGCGTCAACGGCACCGCGATCACGACGACCAACGTGAGTTCGTCCACCGGCGTCGCGCCGTTTCGCGTGGTGGACGGGCCCGACACCACTGCCCGATTCCCGAACGCGTCGGTCATCGCGCACGGCGCCATCATCCTGCTCTGCCGCCGAACCCTCAACGGCACGGTGCAGGGCATCTCGGTCATCACCTCGACCGACGACGGCGCGACGTGGAACCTGCTCCTCGACGACGCCACGGTGCAGGTCGGCGTTGATCGCCTGCGTGAATGGGCCGTTGGTGGCGCCTACGTCCGAAACTACTCCAGCGATGCGCCGCTGGAGTTCTTCTTTCCGATGGTGGACTACCGATTCAAGGGCGGTTCGCCGGAGGCAACGGGCGGCGTCTGCCTGCTCGTGCGCGCGACGCGACCGGACACGTCGACCGGCTGGACGTTCACCGCCGCGCGCATCGGCGAGTGGGAGGCGCCGTTCCCGTGCGACCACACGCACTCGGCGGGCATGATCTTCCTGCGCGACTCGGGGGGCACGATCACGCACGCTCGCGTCGTCGTCGCGCGCGGCGACAGCATGGGCAAGTCCGGCCTCTCGGCGCTCACGATCCCCATCGCGTCGATCGACAACGGCGACTGGACCACGCTCGGCAACTGGACCAAAGACGACGAGTTCCACGGTCAGGCCGACGCCGACCTCGACGACATCAGCGTTCGCGGCTTTCAGCCCGTGGGCATGGCCCCCGGCCCCGACCACGACACGCTCCTCATGGGATCGGACCTGGGCATGGAGGGCGTCGCGATCGTCGATTGCACCGGCGACAAGGCGATCGTCCACTCGACGACGCTGCTGGGCATCCGCGCGAATCCCGGCGGCGCCGAAGCGTTCTCGATCCGCTGCGCGTCGTGGCACAACCCGCCGCTGCTCGGATGGGTCGCTCGCTCGCAGCCCAGCGTGTCTGCTCAATCGCCCGGAAACAACAAGTACACCTACGGGCCGATGTATTTCTCTGATGACGGCATGACGTGGAGCGAAACGCTCACCGGCTGGAACTTCAACTCCACCGGCAACACCGCCGTGATGATGGACCTGACGCACCTCACTTCGCTCCGCAACAACAACGTCGATGCGAGCAACACGGGCGGCGGCTGGCGACCGCGATACACGCCGGTCAAGCGTCGTGCTCTTCGCGTGGGATCGGCAGACGAGAACCTTCGCGCATCCAGCGTGTCGGCGTCGGCGCTCAACTCGGCGAGCGTCACGCTCGAAGAATCTCCGCCGGACAACCTGCCCGCGTCGTGTCCCGTCTATCGCGTGACGCGCACGCCCACCGCCGTCGATGACTTCGTGGAGGTCGCGGCGTTCACCATGTCGAGCGGCGGCTTCCCCGCCGGACCCGTCGCCGGTCGCGTGTGGGTGTACAACCACGGCGACGGCTCGTTCCAGTTCTCCATGTCCGAGGAGATCGTCAACGGCGCCGGCGACCTCGACAGCGTGTCGTCGGCGGGCGGCTCGATGGCCCTCCAACGCGAGTGGGTGCCGCTGACCTTCTCGGGCACGCGCACCGCGACGGGCGATTTCGTGCTCTCGCTGTTCTCGCAGGCCAACAACGCGCTCGATGTCTCGATCGCGCTCGATGCGCTGTACGACTCGCTCACGATGCCCGGGTATTCGCCCGCGAGCGGCGCTGCGGCGTCCGACGAGCGGGCCTCGCTCGACTGGACCGACGCCGCCGCCGACGCGTGCTCGGCCTACTTCGCGGTCAAACTCCCGCGCGACGGATGGGACCAATCGTTCGGCCAGACCACGCTCCCGCTCGTCTGCCTCTACGAGGATGACAGCAACTACGCCGCCGTCGAGATCGACATGGCCGGGGAAAACCTCGTGCTTCGCTCGGTGCGCGGGGGCACCCCTTCAACGGTCAACATCGGCAAGGCGTACCCGGCGCGCAACATGCAGGTCGTCGGATGCCTCACGTGGAACGGGGGAACCGGGCGACTCGCGTGCTCCGCGTCAGCGGGAGGTCTGCCCCTCGCCACCGGACAGATCACTTCGCTCGCGTCGGGGTTCGCGCCCGACTCGCTCCGCATCGGCTGGCGCACGAGCGCCGACGCGACGACGGAGATGCTGATCTCCGACGCGCAGGTCATCGACGACACGACCGTCGCCGACGCGACGGCGATCACCGCGCTCAAGTCGCTCTCGTTCGCGCAGAGCGTGACCGACCTTCTCGAATGCACGATCGGCAACGGACTGGTCGCAGGCAGCGTCAACGAAGCCGGGAACGTGCTCAGCGTCCCCGTCACGTTCACCGACACGCCCTTCGATGTGCAGCAGGTTGGATCGCTCACCCTCAACGTCGACGGATCGCCGCGCACGCTCACGGCGTTCAGTTCCGTGACGATCGAAGGAGACGCCGCGACGCTGTTCTACTCGCTCTCCCCGGTCATCCTGCCCGGCGCCGAACTCACGCTCGAAGCGGCGGCGGGCGCGATCGTTGACTACGACCACGCGAGCGCCGAACTCTCGGCGACGTTCGTTGAGAACCGATCCGAGGCAATCGCGTCCACCGGTGGAATAAGATCCCGCTCCCGTCGCTACCGCCGACGCTAACCCCAAGGAGTCTCATGTTCCAATTCAGCGACCTCTCGAAAGCGGGTTTCGAACCCCGCCCCGCCGTCATTCGCTCATCCGACTGGCACACCCTCTGCGAATGCCCCTTCCTCTACCTCCTCAAGCACCGCCTAGGCATCTCTCAGCCCCTCTCCACGGCCCCCGCCCTCGGCCTAGGCACTTGGTCCCACCGCTCCCTTGAATGCTCCCTGCGAGGCCTTGAGGGGCAGGAAAAGACCCGCTTCCTCGAAGACGCCCTTCGAGAGGACACGAAGAAGGCCAACACAGCCCTAACGCCTCACTTCGCTCAGTCCTTCAACGAGGACAACGCCCACTGGATGGAGGTAGGCTTCATCTGCCAAGAGGAGGCCAACCGCATCCTCCCCCTCCCCCCTCACCTCTCCCTCCTCTCCTGCGAAGCCCTCGCTCTCTCCACCCTTTCCGACCTCCTCGGATCCTACGACCCCAACTCCATCGACATTGCGGGCCGCTTCGACGCCCTCCTCTATGACGAGAACAAGAACGAAGTCTATATCCTCGACGCCAAGACCACCTCCATGTCCCCGGTGGCCCGCTTCTCCACCATCCCCTGGGAATACCAGACCCTCCTCTACCGCCTCCTCGCCCTCGTCCTCCTCGACCAAGGCGTCATCCAATCCGTCTACAACCTCCCCCCCGACGCCTCCTTCGGCGGGATCATGCACTACATCTGGCAGATCCCTGGCATCCGCATCCGAGAGGCCGACCGCAAAGCCGAGATGGTCGAAGGCTTCGGCTATGCCCGTGAGGTCTACCGCCAACGCTGCCGTGAGTGGTACCAAGCCACAGGCGAATTCGCCAAGAACTCCATCCAGTTCGAACTCGAACCCCCCGTCCTCCTGCACATCACCCGTTGGGCCAAGAGCGAACCCATCGCCGACCCTCAATTCCTCACACGCCTCCTCCGTCACGCCCAATACTGCGTCTCCACCAACATGTCCTACTTCTGGCGTTCCGACGACGGCATTCGCAACTTCGGCAAGGTCTCCCACTACGCCCCCTTCTACACCTCCCACCCCCGAGAGTGGCGCGACCTCATGCGAAACTTCACCATCCACTTCCGCGACCAACCCCACCCCGCCAAAACCACCCCCACCCCCACTTTCCTCTTCACCACCAGTTGAACTCCCCTTGGCGAAGAGGTATGATCTCTCAAGCGACCGCGAGGTCCCCCGATTCGCCCGTAAGCGACGGGGGCCATTCCAGAGGTGAGTTGAGTCGGACACTCCCCCCGCTGCTGAAAAGTGGCGGGGGAGTTTCACACTAGTTCTTTAGATGGAGATCTGAATGCCAACCACCGAAGTCCTCTCTAAGGGGTCGAGCGATCTGTTTGCCGACCTACGGGGGAAGCCGTCCGGCGTCGATAGTCCCGACTTCTACAGACGCCGAATCACCATTTTCGGTCACACGGGCGCGGGCAAATCCACGTTCGTCGGAACTGACCCCAACCTCCTCAAAATCGACCTCGACCGCAAAGGCGCCGCCCCTCCGGGCCACGAAAAGTGCGGTCGCGTTCCAGACCAAGACTTCTCAGGCATCAACTGGGAATGGCTCTGCAAGGTCCGCGATCGTCTCGTCGACCTTGCCAAGAAGAACACCCCCGACCGACCCAAGATGGTCGTCGTCGACAGTGCGTGGGAACTCGTAGGCCATGCGATGGGCAAGGTCGCCCTCGACAAAGGCCGTGAGTTCCACGAGATCGACCCTCGCACCTCCTACAACCACGTCAATCAGCAGATCGTCGCGTGGCTTTGGTCCCTCATCAACGCAGGCTACGGCGTCTGTCTACTCGCCCACATCGACACGAAGACCATCCGCCAAGGTGACAACACTCTCCTCGTCGACTCGGTGGGCGTCCCTGACTCCTGCTGGCGATCCCTCTCCAAGATGATGAACATCGTCGGCGTGCTCGAAAGCAAGGTCATCGACGAGATGGAACCCGTCATCGACGAGAAAACCGGCCAACCAGTCCTTCTCCCTGTCGTGAAGACGCCTAAGATGAAGGCCACTGGTCGCAAGAAGACCAGCCGTCTCTTCCGCCTCAACTTCAACGACAACCCCACTCACCCATTCTCGAAGATCGTGCGTCCCGAAGGTCCGATGCAGAACATCGAGAACATCGAATTGTTTAGTGGTTTCCAAAGTCTCAAGCAAGAGTTTGAGCGTGCCCAAGAAGAACTCGCATCTATGTCGAGTGACTGAAAGGAAAGAGTATGCCTATCAATGTGTCCGAGAACATGCGTCGCGCCGCTGCTGAGCAGCCCTTCGACCAGAAGGCCACCAACGAGCGGTTCTTCCCCGTCGGTAAGCACAACGCTTACCTCGTGGAACTCAACCTCGAGGACTTCACCTTTCCCTCCAGCGGCAAGGTGGTCCCGAAACTCACCCTCAAGTACGAGATCGCCGACGGCGTCAACGAGGGTCGCACCTTCACCACGACCACCTTCCTCGACTTCGGCCCCGAAGAGGGCCAATCCTCTGGTGTTGCGAAGGCCAAGGAGATCGCCTCCCGCGTGACCTCCGCCAACTTCAACACCATCATCGGCAGTGAGGTCGAGAACTTCGTCGACGCGGCCATCATCGTCGACCAGATGATCGCCGAGGCCGGGGGTCGTCTCCTCCTCGAGATCAACGGCTCGGTCAACGAGAAGAAGAAGCCCGACGGCTCGTTCGCCCGTTACGAGTCCCTCTACATCAACAAGAACCTCAACGCCTAACCACACCCGTCCCACGCCAGCCCTCTTGCCCGAAAGAGTAAGGGGGCTTTTCTTCTCTCCGCACCCAAGCATTACGGAGTCCCAATGAGCAAATATGAGAATGGGGAGATCGAGGTGACCGCTGGTGGGGGCAAGCACTCCCGCATCAACACGGCGCCCTCTCTCCTCCCCCCAATAGCCGTCCTGGAAATCGGTCGCATCCTCAAAGCGGGCGCCGAGAAGTACGGCGTTGACAACTGGCGCAACATCCCAGTTCGCGACCACCTCGACCATGCCCTCAAGCACATCTTCGAGAACCTCGCCAACAACGACCCCGCCGAACTCATCAACGCCTCCTGTCGTCTCCTTTTCGCCGTCGAACTCACGCACTTAAGCGACCGCGAGGTTAGGGGTTCGGTTGAGCATCCTCGGAGGAGCGGAGAGACGGAGTACGAGTACAACATGAGGATGGGTCGACTGAGGGCGGCTCAACAACTGATCAACGACGAACAAGCACTCGCACTTGAGACGGCTCGGATGGAGAAGGAGGCTTATGAAACTGATCGACGGGATCTTCCGTAATAACATCGGACGCGACATCTTCTACGCCAAGTACAGCCACGAAGGTTGTGAGACGTGGGAGAAACTGGCCCACACCCTCACGTGGGAAGTGTGCGGTGACCTCCTCCCCCGAGACACCGTCGAAGCGATCGAGCAGATGATCGCCCAGATGAAGTTCATCCCTGGGGGTCGCTACCTCTACTATGCTGGCCGCGAAGCGAAGTTCTACAACAACTGCGCCCTCGGTCGCTGCGAGGAGGACAGCCGAGAAGACTGGTCCCACCTCACCTACAAAACCACCTCGTGGCTCATGACCGGCATGGGCCTAGGCTTCGACTACTCAATCTACAGACCTCGCGGTCGCTCTCTCTCGCGTACGGGCGGAGTCGCCTCCGGACCCCTCCCCGCGATGGGGATGGTCAACGAGATTGGTCGACGCGTCATGCAGGGCGGCTCCCGTCGCTCCGCCATCTACGCCTCCCTCGACCGCGAACACGACGATGTGATGGAGTTCATGGCTGAGAAGGATTGGGACAACCGCAAGATCGCAGGCACTGACAAGTCGTACGGCGACCTCAAGCGTGCCGACTTCTCCTTCCCCTGCCCCCTCGACAACACCAACGTCTCCGTCAACTACTCCGACAAGTGGCTCTCCCTTCCCGATCCCGCCTCCGACGAGGTGTTCCTCAAGAACTGCGAGTACGCCCTTCGCAACGGCGAGCCCGGCTTCTCGTTCAACTTCGGCGACAAGGCCCGCGAAACCCTTCGTAACGCCCCGGTCGCTGGCTCCACCCACGTCTACACCTCCGAGGGCATCCGTCAGGTGATCGACATCGTCAACACCCCTGTCACCCTCTGGACCGGCAAGCAGTGGGCCTCCGACGTGGTGTTCCGTTGCACGAAGGAGAACACTTCCACCATCTCCGTCAACATGACTGGTGGACGCCAGATCGTCTGCGACCCCGATCACGAGTTCCTAGTCGAACGCTGGTCAGGTAAGGGCAAGTCTCGAACTCTCGACACGATCGAGAGGGTGCCCGCTAAGGACCTCCAAGAGGACGACATCCTCCACGTCTCTCTGCCCACCTACGGGTCGCCAAACACCTCCGACTACATGTACGTCCTTGGCTATGCCTACGGAGATGGATCCTTCTCGAGGGGGGGGCGCTGTGAAATCACGTTCTGCTCTCCGGAGTCCAAGGAAATCGCCAGAGGTCTAGCCGCCTTCTTCAACACCTATGGAACAGTAAACTGGGATGACTCTCGTGGCTATACGAGGGTGTACTTCTCGAAGGACGTGTTCGGCTACCCTCGCTCGAAAGAAACGGTCGGGGACGAAGCGTTGAATGAATCCTTCATCGCAGGGCTGTTCGACGCTGATGGCAACTACGACGCCAGCCAGAACGCGATCCGTCTTTGCTCCAAGCACGAAGGGTTCCTCCACGACATCCGACGAGCCTTGGAGTGCATGGGCATCCTCTCCAATGTCTCCAAGAACGGCTCGTCTACCTACGGAGGCTCTGAGGTCTACCAGTTGGTGATCTGCCGCGAGTATAACAACCTCTTCCGTTCACTCATCCCCACCCGTCGGCTGTCCCCAACCGAGCACGACGCCTACCGTAAGTCTTCCGTTCGAGTCCTCTCTGTCAGCGAGGGGGAGACGCAGGATGTGTTCTGTTGCGACGTGGGTGTTGATGAGCACACGTTCATGGCTGAGGGAGTCATCATCTCCAACTGCTGCGAGGTGACCTCCGAGGACGACAGTGACATCTGCAACCTCGGATCCCTCAACCTCTCACGCATCGAGACGTTGGAGGAGTTCACCCAATGCGTCGAACTGGCCACCGCCTTCCTCATCTGCGGCACACTCAAGGCCCAGTTGCCCACTCAGAAGATGTACATCGTCCGTGAGAAGAACCGTCGTCTGGGCCTGGGCCTCATGGGAGTCCATGAGTGGCTCGTCACTCGTGGCTACCGCTACCAGATGAACGACGAGTTGCGTTCGTGGATGGAGGTCTACCGAGACGGCTCTCGGAGGGCCGCTGATGAATACGCCGCCCGCCTATCAATCAGCCGACCTGTCGCCTGCCGAGCGATCGCCCCCACGGGCACCATCGGTATGCTCGCCGGAACGACCACAGGCATCGAACCGATCTTCGCAGTCTCCTTCAAGCGCATCTACCTCAAGAACAACGTCTACCACTACCAGTATGTCGTCGAATCAGCCGCTCGAGAAATGATGGCCACGACAGGCTGCCAGCCCGACGACATCGAAACGGCTCTGTCCCTTGCCTCCGACCCCGAACGACGCATCTCGTTCCAGGCGGACATGCAGGACTACGTCGACATGGCCATCTCCTCCACCATCAACATGCCCGCGTGGGGCACCCCCCTCAACAGTAAGATGCGAGTGCCTCACTTCGCGAGCATCCTCGCCAAGTACGCCCCACGTCTCCGTGGCATGACCGTCTATCCCGACGCAGCACGCGGCGGGCAACCTCTCACCCCGGTCCCCTACAGCGAGGCCCTCAAGAATGTCGGAAAAGAATTCACCGAAACCATCATTCAGCACTCTGACATCTGTGACATCTCAGGGAAGGGAGGCCACTGCGGATCCTAATCTCGACTCGTGACTTGACGCTCGGGTAACTCAATGGATAGAGTAGGGGTCTTCTAAACCCCCTGTTGTGGGTTCGACTCCCACCCCGAGCATTCGCGGGAATAGAGTGCAGGGAGATCCTGCAACTACCGCCAACGGCGGTTTGTCGAACACTCGCACCCTCCCCCTCGCCCACAGCGGCGGGGAGGTTTCCAGACGGCGGCGTGGTAGGAACACGCACCTGGACAACAGGCGACACCCAGCGGGTGCAAATCCCGCCCGTCTGGATTCAGCACCGGATTGTGCCCCGGCGTCTCGGAGACGCGGCGACCGGGGTTTAAGCGACCGCGAGGTTAGTCATCTTCGTCGTCTTGGATGCCAAAGAGTCCCTTCTTGTGGTCCTCGGTGGCGAACTTCAACGCTTCCCAACGTCGAGCAAGACCATCCCTGTGTACTTGGGAGGGGGCGTACTCGCAAACGATGGGGGCCCCTTGTGTGTCGTAGCCGACCAACAAGAAGGCTTGGAGGTTTGAAGTCAGTTCAGCCCGAAGGCGAGGACTGAGGCCTTCCATGGACACCATGCGGTTTTTGTTAGTCATTGTTCGTCCTCGTCGTCGTCCGGGGTGAGGGTTTTGAGGATGGTGGTGATCTCGCGGATCTCCATGTCCAGGTCGTGAGGGCCGAAGGTGAGGCAGTGCTCAGCAGGCCACGACTGATCGAGGGCTAGGCAGGGCAGAACACCCTCACCTCGGTAGTGGGAGGCGAGGTGGCCCACTCCGTTCTCGTCCCTCCAGAACCGCAAGACGTAGACTTCCTCGTGCTGCTCAGTGAGGTGACAGAGGACACTCTCGACCATCTTCTCACGACTGATTCCGCCAAGCCTGGGGTCGTTCGGTTGGTTCGAAGTCATGGGCCACTGTCCCGTCTGCCGCTTGGAGGATCTCGACCTTGCACGTCCAATCGCGTGAGGCCCTCAATCGTCTTCCAAGGCGGACTTCCCCGTACGCGAATGCCCGACCCCACTCCTGCTTACTCTTCTTGTTCATGAAGGTAGGATTGAGCGGGCCTAGGGTGCCCGTGTTGGCGTAGAAGCGGGGGAGGTAGGGTCCGGACGTGTTCACCCTTACCTGTCGGACGGCGTGAGGTTTGTGGCTGTCCCCGCTGACGAACAAGCCATTGTCCACACCGAATTCTAGGCAGTCGTACTTGGGTCCGTTGGCCCCCTGACGATATCCATGAATCACCGTCAGTTGGCCCAACCTCAAAGCGTTGCCTGTTTGGAAGTTGTACGGAACAAACTTGAAGTGATGAAAGTGCTTCAGTCTGGTCCGATAATCGAGGGAGTCCCTGATGTTCTTTGGGAATCTGTTAGGGGCTCTGATGCGGAAGTCGTGATTCCCTTCAACCCGCCAATGCTCAGCGTCCGGGGCGGCGTCCAGCAGCAACTCATCCCCCTCGTTGCAGGACTCAAACTCGTCCTCGAGCGTCCAGGGGTCCTCGTTGGGCCACACACTCGGCGCCGACGCCTCCAGCCAATCCCCTCCGTCAATGACGTAGTGGGGCCGATACTCCCGGATGAACGCGGCCACCTTCCTCAGCGAGGGCCAATGCACCAGCGGGTGGTGCCTATCACTCAGGATGACGTAACGGGCCCACTTAGAACCCGCCGAGGGGGCCGAAGACTCTCGTTTGGTTGACTGGCTGCTCAAAGCGGTTCTCCCGTTGCAGTTGCTCCAACCTCTTCATCAACTCCTCGTTCGAGGGCTGACCTGAGGTTCTTGCCGCCATCCGTTGCGTCGCCGTGTCAAACTGCGAGAACGTCTGAGCGTCAATGCCCAACTGCGGTCCCATGCCTTGTGCAACCCACTCAGTCATTCGAGCCCTCAACTCTTCGGGCATCGAATTCAACGTGCGCTCCACGCGGGGGACGGTTCTGTTGTCAAGGAAAGTCTTAAGGTTCTGCTTGTCCACACTGAGACGAAAGCCGAACTTGTCGTAGAACGCCTTCTCCAGATCAGAAGCCCTACGCAGATCGTTCGCGGCGATCGCACGCATGTACTCCTGCCTATAACTGGTCATCTTCTCCCGGTCCTTCTGCAACTGCTTGATGATCTCACCTTCGCTGTTGTACAGACCGAACCGGCTAAACCCCAACCCCTTCAGAAGGAGCCTCATCTTGCTCTCGTACGTGATGAGCCTACCCGTCGAATCATAAAGGGGCACCTGTCCGTCCGGGGTCATCTCGTCCCACCCCGCATGAGTGGTCGCATAGAAGTTGTCAAACTTGGCCGGAGGCAGAATCCCCGCCACCCTACTCAGCGCCAACCCGCCCGGCGCGAACAGGGGCAAACTCCTCGCGATCGCATCCCTCTCCCCGCTCATGATGCCCGACGTGAACTTCAACGGAATATCAATCACGGGGGGCAGCACCCTATTCAGCCCTTCCGTCCCCAGCCCCGTCATCAACTCCGTCACCGTCCCCACCGCCGTCGTATCAAACAGATCCAGGCCCGCCTGTTTCCCCGCCTCATTCAACAGGGACGAATACAGGATCATCCTGTTCGCATCCACGGCGAAGTTGAGCATCGAGTTGGACCCGCCGTACTTACGGTATTCCCACGGGCTGATAGCCGTTCTCAGGGGGAACGTGAGAAACTGCCTCAAGAGGGGCTGGCTAAAGGGACTGCTCGGATTGAGGAACAGCATCGGCGTGTTCATGAGGTCAGGCGTGAACTGAGATTCCTGAACCAACCGCCTCACGAACCCCTTCGTGTCCGCATTCCTCAACTGCCCCGCAGCATCAAGCGTCCCATCCAACCCATCCTCAATGGCCTTGAAGCGAGCCGCATGAGCCGACACACTCCTATTAAACCACTCAGCAAACGAGAACCCCTTAAGGAGGAACTCGTTGAACCTGCTGAGCCCCGATTCATCCCTCAGAATCCTCGACGGGGCGTCCAACTGCTCGACCATCTGATCAATGTTGGGAGCGATGTCCGCATCATCCGCCATCCGGAACGCCCGCTGCGTCGCTGGACTGATCGCTCGCTGCCCCGCTCTCCCCACCCCCAGCGAAGGCACCTTCGACCTCTCAGACGCGTACGCAGCCGCATCCTTGAACGCCTCTCCATACCCCTTCAGAAGATTCTTCAGCCCCGTCACTCGGACGGTGGTGGCCCAAGGCTGCGTCAGGTTCACGAGAGCCGACGGCACATTCGCACCTAGGGTCGACGCGTAGAACCACTTCGTCACCGCATAGTCAGCGGACTTCCCAGTGAGGGGCTCATCCGCAAAGTTCCGCATGTGACTCACGAACGAGCCAAGACCGGCCTTATTCATAGGCCCTCCAAGATTCGTGTCGTCAAACACGCTCTTAGTCCAGGCCTTCATCTGGTTCACCATCGAGGTCATGAGGCCTTGCTGCAACCTCTGCGACCCCATCGCTAGAGGCAGATACACCTCTGTCAGGGCATCCCTCGCGTACTGAGAGTACGCATCATTCCCCTTGTCAAACAGGTGGAACGCCCGATGCACCACATCGAAGTTCGTCCAACCCCCCACGGGCTCGGGCAAATCATCAAACGTATCCAGAACACTCCCGGCCCCGCTCGAACTGGAGGTCTTCATCAACTGCTCATAACGAACAGGATTGACCTCCTTGAGTTTGTCGAGGACGCTCTTCTGCCGCTTCATCGCGGCCCTCACGCTCCCATCCACCTCATCGACAAACATCGTCCGCAGCCGACTCGTATCATCCAGATACGAACTCATGGCCTCGAACGCGTCCATCTTGTGCAGCCTCACCACATCCGCATCGACGAGACCGGACTGCATCTTCCGCTTGACCGCCGCCCCCTGATCCCTCAGTAGTCCAAACTCCTCCCTCCGATCGTTGCGGACGAGCCCCAACCGATCGAACAGGTTCAGTTCCACATCATCCCAGAGGGACTCATGAACCTCCCGGCCCACAGCGTTCGCTCCGGCCTTGAACTGCCTCGGTACATCCCTACCACCTTCCCTCAATCTCCGCACCTCATCAAGAGACACCTCTCTGATTCCGTTCATCCCTCTGCTGTAGTAGCGGGCGGTGTTCCTGGGTGCGTAGAAGGGCTGAGCCACGAACGACTCGCGGATCAACTCCTTGAAGTTGTCCATCGACATCGCCCCGGCCCTCACATTGTCCATCGTCTCGTTGCCGAGCAACTTCCCGATCATCGCGACACCCACATTCGAGGTGTTCACATTCCGATTGCTCGCCAACGACCCGCTCGCTATCCCCCTATAAATCCTCTCCAACTTCTTCTCATCAACAACGCCACTGGCCTTGTCCACACCAAAGACGTCGAGAAGCAACTCATCATACTTAGACCTCATAGCGACCGCGAGGTCGTAGACTCCTCTCTTCTTCATCTCCCCTTCGAGGCGAGAGGCATCAAGGATGGCGCGAGCGGGAGCCTCGTCAAACTCCACAACCATCCGCTCCCCCGCCTTATTGAGCCGGGCGATCTTCGACGTGTGATCGACGTGCCTACCCGACAACCACGCATAGATGAGAGCGGAGTCCTCCTGACCTTGGGCCTTATTCGAGAGCCGCTTCACCTTGAACATCTCAGAGGCAACGTCATCGCCGTGCTTCTTGAGAAAGTCCAGTCTGTTCTTGTTGAGCATGTCGAGGACACGAATAGTCGTCTCGTCCTCGAGGATGTTGTTGCCGGTCTTCGGATTCAACTTCCCCATGAACCCGAGGTACATGTTCCCACCCTTGCGGAGGATGGGGTTGTACGCATCGGACACCCTAAAGAACTCTCCAGCCCCTCTTCTCATCTGACGAGACAGGCCGGGCAACTTGAACGCGAACTCGAACCCCACAGACGCCATGAAGAGAGGGTCTGTCAATAAAGCGACCGCGAGGTCTTTGAAGGGGTTCCCGTCGAGTTCCTGCCTGATGCGGGAGGCGAGCGTTGAGTTCTCTTGGGCCGTTCGTCCGGTGATAGGAACGAAGCCCGACCCCAACTCTCGGTCAATCAGGTTGTAGAAGAGGATCTCGGGGTAATCGAAAGCACCCACCCTCTCGTAGACGGGCGGGGGCTTGGTTGGGAAGAGATCTTCGCCACCGAGATTACTCGTCGGAAACTGGCTCATTGATCAGGTCGCCGAACACCTCCTCATACCAATTAGTCGACTCGCTCTTCACGTAGTCGACACGCATGAGGATAGGCTTCTTCCGTTGAATGTCCACCCCCCACGCCCTCTCCAACTCCCCCTTCTCCTCCTCAAACCCCTCAATCGTGACAATCCAGACCGGGGCATCGAGGGTATTCACAGCGAGAAAGACCGACTGTGCCACCAATCGGGGGTCACAGTCGGTCTCTTGCTCGTTCAACCGATGCACGACGAGGACCAGATTATTCACCTGACCCCTCATCACTCGCTTGCTAATGCGCCCGTCAAACGACGACGCATCGTGGCCCCCTTTGCGAAGGGCGGAAACTATCGAATCCCGCGTGGGCCCTGGGTGACCAGCGACCAAGTAGTCGATGTGTGTGTCCATCCTCTAATCACTGAACCCAAGTTCTCACGGTGAACGCGATCTCAACAGGGCTCGTGATCGTATCGCTGGTCCCGAGATCCAGCAACGCATACAGCACATCTCCGTCAGCGAGCAATACCGAATGGTCCTCCAACGCGCTCAGGTCAAACGCGACCACAGTCCCTTCGTTCGAATCAGTCACGGCGAGAGTCGCAACCACCGAACCACCAGCGGGGGTGGGGGTGGCAGCCGGAGACTTCACGATGCTGATCGTCGCGTTATCACCGGAGGCCCAACCTCGCAGCAGGACCTCCACGTCCTCGACACGAGCGGCCTTGTTCGCCACAACAAGCGCCGTATAGACGCCGTCGGTCGAACCGATCGACTTCACATCTCTCCACCACGAACGCGGCAGCATTGCCGGATCTCTCTTCGAATATTCAGCCATCTCTAACTCCTCAGCGCATCATCTCAAGGATTGCTTGTTCAACCACATCCCTATTGGGGCTACCCCCAAACACTCTTGCGCCGGGAGCCAACTTCTCACCGGCATTCAACTCTGCGTACAGATGAGGATCCATTGTAGCCAGCATCGCCTCGTTTTCCATCATCGCCCGCTGCAATCTCTGCTGCCTCAACTGCATCGCCACCCCTGTCGGCCCCTCCAACCGACGCCTCGCAGCCCTCTGATTTCCGCCGGAGAAGAAGTTGTCCACGTCCCTGAAGATGTTGGGGTTGATGGCCGACGCGATCGCCAACGCACCTCCAACCACCCCCGCCCCTTTCAGCAACCCCCTTCCCCCACCCTTCTTAACGGGGGCATCAACGGCGGCATCCGCCACATCAGCCGCAGAGGAAGCGACTCTTCCGGTGAGCAGTTTGGGTTCTCTCCCTCTCACAGGAATGGGGGAGTTGCCCGCCGCCGTAGTGCCTCGGGAGGCTCCGGCGACACGAGTGGTGCGATCGCGGACGGCCTGCTCCTGATTGATGAGGCGGAGGGCCTCGGCCTGCTCCTTCTTCGTCATCTTCTGGAACGCGCCCGACCGTTGCTGAATCCTCTCAGCCTCAGCCGCCTGCTCAGCCCGGAATGCAGCCGTCGGCCCGGCCCTATAGGGCTTCTTCCCACTCCCGGCAGGCAACTGACGCTGCTGCCCCTGAGCGAGCATAGCCGCCAAAGCAGCCATCGCCTTATCCTTCGACACCTTCGGCCCAGTTGACCTCGCGGTCGCTTTCCCCCTCGATCGTCCAGTCTTCGTGGCCTTCGGAGCCTTGGCGCCAAGGATGTTCTCGCCCAACGCACTCTCGAGGGATCGAAGGCTACCCTCGACGCCGCCCTCCTCCGACCGCTCCATAAGAGCGGCGGAGAGAATGCGAGCCAGTTCCTCTTGGGGGTCCCGAGGAACTCGTCTGACCTTCAGTTTTTCGACGGGGCGACGCTTGGCCATATTAACCTCCGCTAGCCATCATATACAGTTCAGCGAACGACGGCGTGGGACGCACGGCCTTCTGTCTAAGAGTCTCCATCTTATTTCCGATGATCTCGGACGCCTGCACATCAGCCATCGTAGGACTTCTCGCCCCCTCAAGCCCTCTATACAGACTCATCTGGCCTTTGAGTCGCTGGTTGGTGTCGAGAATGTCGTCCATATACATCTCTTGGTCGAAGACCTCTCGGAACTGACCGGCCCCCATCAACGCCTCTTCCTCAGCCCCCTCCCCTCCAAGAGCCCCCATGATGGGGACGACGTTGAGACCTGCGAGACCCGCCCACAGCGGATCCAGTCGACGTTCTCCCGCCTTCAGTTCGCCACGAGCGACACGATCCTGCATCGACTTCGTGTACCAGCGACTCTTGACGTTGGCGGCTGCCCCTCGCTTCGCGACACCCTTGATGCCTGAGCGAGCGGCGGCTCCACCGGCTTTCCCAACGGCGCCTGCGATGGCTTTCTTGGCGGCGGGTCTCCCCAGAAGGGAGAGAGCGGCCATAAGGACGGGGATTGCAAGTTGAGCGGCCATTATCCACCTCCCGCGATCTCTTCAAGCGTGCGGATGTAGTCCTCGTCGCCCTGCATCTGACCAATGAGGTTGGAACGAACGCCCTTCTTGAGAACCTCGCCCTCGGCATCCTCCATCGCGAAACCGGCCTCCTCCGCCATCCGCTGGGCTTCCTCAAGGTCGAAGCCTTGATTGCGGAGTTCGGTGAGGGCGTCAACCAACTGGTAGACCTGATCCTCCTCCAATCCGAACAACTCTCGGTTCTCAATGAAGTCCGCGATGCCGGGCTCCTGCATCAACTGGTCTCGAGAGGTTCTGCCAGTACCGGCGGTGATCCTGTCCATGGCGATGCCGAACTCTTCGGCGAACTTCCGATCCCCAATCGAACTGTCGTAGTGCTTCTTCGTGAGCGTAATCATCGTCCGAAGCCCACGAACATCGTCAGAGTGATCGCTCCACCAGTCATTAGAGGCGGTCTCTTGCGAAGAGGTGGCAAAGGCCTCCAGCGAATCCATCAATGCATCAAACTGAAGGGGGGTCATGCTCTGCTGAAGACGCTTGGTGGCCTGAGCCAACTCCGCGTCCTCCGCATCCCCCGACAATCCCTCCTTGCGAACAGCGGTGGCCTTACGAGCGGCCTTGTGCCACTTCTCAAACTCATCAGCCGAATCCAGAGGAACAGCATCAATGCTGACGAGACTCTTGGTCATCCGCTCAACACCAAACACTTCACGCCACGGAACACCAATTTTAGGGTCTTCCGTGGTGCTGAGGAACTTGCCCAGGGACTCAGAGATGTCGGTGGCGAGGCGTTCGCGGAGTTGGACCTGCTCGTCCATCGCCCTTTGCATTCGAGTCTTGAACGCCTCAATCTCAACGTCACTCTTCCCCTTGAGGGCTTGATAAGCGGCAGCCGCAGCGGACGTTTGTGCGTCAGCCTGTCTCTTGGCGGTTCTAGCCGCCTCCCACTCATTGTCGTCGGTGTCGAGACCTTGCAGCAAGGCCTCCGCTCTCTTGTTGGCGGCGGCAGCCTTTGCAGCCTCAAGCCGGGCGTTGTCCTGATACCGCTTCTGGTCAATCTCCCTATCTCGTTCGAACTGCTCCTGCTGAAACAGAAGACCTCTCTCTTGGGTGGAGGCCTCCTGCGTCATCCCCTCACGCTCAAGAGTGCGGTCCTTCTCGGCCTCCGCCCCCTGGAACTCCATCCCCTGCTGAGTAAGGGCAACTTCCTGCTGCATCTGTTCGCGGGCGAGTTTGGCGTCCATTTCCGCCATCCTCATCTTCGTCTGGGCTTCCATCTCCGCCTGCATCGCCCGAACCCCACGCTCGGCGGACTGATTGCGGTTCTCGGCGATCTGCTGCACCGCGAAACCCGTGCTCTGCGTCGACGGATCGACGAAGTTCACACCAGGACTCACACTATTGGGCTGAGGAAACTGACTCATCGCTGCATCCCCTCGGAGGCGGGCTCAAACTCTTCGTCCTCGCCCCCCCTATTGGCCCTCACGTAGTCCCTAGCCTCGTCGCCCTGCGATCCCCAGTTCCACTGAGGTCCGAAGGGGGCCGACTCACTCCCACCCCCGCCCATAAAGCCGGACGGACTAAAGACACCTCCGCCGCCACCGCTGGACTCGATGGCCATCAGTTGGGCGAGTCCTGTCACCTGACTAACAACAGTCTCCGGGTTCGACCGGATGAGATTGCTGAGGGTGACGAGGCCCCCCAACTCCAGTTCGGTCGCAGCCGCCTCAGCCGCCATCCGCATCGACGCAGCCTGAGCATACATCCCCTGCCTCATCTGCTGGCTTCCGAGTCGCTGCTGGTTGAGGTTGAGACCGAGAGTCGCCCTCGCTTCGTTGTACTGGGCCCCCAGTTGAGCGGCCACGGCACTCGTCTGCTCGTTGACTCCCAACCGGATGCGTTCCTTCTGGGCCATCTTCTGAGCGGGAGTGAGGTTGGGATCACTCTCAATCTCGAAGAGACTCTGCTCAACATTCCGTCTCATGCCGGTGATCTGAGCCATCGTCTGCTGAGCGCTGAGATTCTTGTACTCACCGAGAATCTCGTCACTCTTCTGCTCGAAGAACGCCCTGTCCTCCTCGGCCAGTCTCGTCAGTTCGTCAGCCTGCTCGAACCCAACATTGCGGGCTCTGTCGGCAGCGGGATCAATGCGACCGGCGAACTCCTGATTCACCAGATCCAACCGTTGCCACTGTCGATCAGCAGCCCCCTGCATCCGCTCATAGTCGCTATCGACAGCCTCCCTGAGCATGTCCATCGTGGACATCTCACCACCCTCGCCCCCATAAGTGGAGATCTGATCCCCACCCCTACTCATGTAGTCCCTCTGCATCTGACCGAACGTGGCGTCCGGAGTGAATGCACCGGGCCTCGCGGTCGCTGGACGAGCGAGAGTGCGATTGTCCACGTACTCCCCAAACGACATGTTGGGGTTGTTGACGCGAGGCAGCCCGTTCGCGTTGTAAAGCGACCTCCCACCATCTCTAGAGTTCGACGGAAGGTTGGAGGGGGGAACCACCTGCATCTGAGAGCCTTTGGCCCTCCGATTGATGGCGCCGCCGCCCATGTTGCCACGAGCAGCCCCGCTGAGGGCGGCTAGGCCTCTGGTGAAGGATTGACCGCCCCCAGAGAACCCTCGATTGTCAGGTCCGAATGCCATGTTAAGCCCCCTCTGGATTATACGTCCTCTCAATATTACCATTGACGGTGACCGAAATCAACACGAAATCCAAGTCTGCCGCCATCACCTCCACCACCGGGAACAGGAGCGACCCTGCCACTCCAAACTCCCCAAGCGGCGCGTGGTATCTGCCGGGATTGTCCGCCACGGCCACCACAGCCGTCTCCCTGTCCTGATACGACCTCACCACCCTCTCCACCACAGGATCTTCCGACAGGCCGCTCAGAACGGACGCCTTGAACACCGCCACATTCGCGTTATCGGAGGCGTCCCCGTCAACGCTAATAAAGTGGCACCCTAGAGATTTAATTGTGCGTCTGCGGAAGTAATCCTGACCGGCCCCCCTATACGAATCGGCTCCTCCGAACTCCGATTCGAGGCCAATCTCCCAACCCACCCATCTGAATCTCACCGGGCTGATAACAACCGTGTCCCCCTCATCAATGGTGACGGGAGAGTCCACAGTGAAGGTGGTGGGTCCAGCGGAGGTCGCCGACTCGACGATCCCAGTAATCTCCCTCATCTGCCACTCCGAATCCCCATTCATGAACACGATCTTGCACCCCACAATGTCGTCAGTGTCGTACCCTTCATCAACGACACGAACGGAGGAGGTGGCGGTCGCCGTGAAGTCGACAGTGGTGATCGCCGGGCCAGAGTGGTCAAGCAGATCGACGCGATCCTTCTCCCTCTTGTCATCGAAGCGGTAGACGATGCCCTTGTTGCTGAAGAACTGGGCTCTCTTCAGTTCGTTCCCTGACGAAGGAACAACGCCATAAGAAGCGACCGCGAAGTTCGTGTCCCAGATCTCCGACACAGAGGAGGTGGAGAACCAGAAGCACACCATCTTCTCCTCGATGGGATTGAGGATGAAGATAGCGTTCATTGAGGGGTCGAAGGTGACGTAGCATTCTTCGAGAGAGTCGGCCCAGTCCTCGTAGACGAGGCGGTCGATGGCGTTGAGGGGCTCGACGTTACCCTGACGATCGACGCGGAGGAAACCGTTCTTGCTGAGGTAGTAGGCGGAGTTCTCGGCGGTGCCGACGGCGAACTGCCCAACCACCCCAAATCCCTCATGCATCCCCTCCGCGATCACCTGAATGCCGCTCTTGATGACAAGGTAGATTCGGTTCTTACTGAACCCATAGAGGAAGCCACCGACCCTCGCAAACGCGAGGGGCACATCGGAACTGTCCTCCATAGGGAAGCGGTTGTCTGGGGGGAACAGTTCGGGGCTGATGGTGGTGGGCGAACTATAACGAATCTCGCCAATGGCGGTCACGTCGTCTCCCACCTGATCCTGCGAGGACACAACGAGCATCCCCTGGTAGTGGGCGGCTGCCCTACCGAAGGGGATGTCCTCGAGAAACTGAGCCGAATTGTCGTACAGAGGTTGGATGCTGAGGGGGTAGTCCTCCAACTCGAAGAAGTGGGTGTAGGTGCCTCCGTCAAGAATGAAGTCGTCCACCTTGTCGAGGTTGTAGATGCTGCTTGCAAAAGAGCCACCCGCCGTAGTCACCTCGAGGGAGCGGTAGACGCGGATCTGATCGAATCGGTTGGCCAAGTTCGTCGCGTTCGTGATCTCCAACTTGATGTAGCCGCTGGTTGCAGCCTCATCAGGCGCCGATCCCACAACAGGAAAGTCAGACGAGGTGATCTGGACAGGTTCGGCCAACGCACTGAGTCTGCCGGTGATCGAATCCCTCAGTTGGTAAGTGAACGCATACGAACCGGGAGGTAGAAGGACTCCCTCTTCGCCGGAGGGGAGGGTGTCGACGACAGTGACGGTGAGTTCGCCGACGATGCCCGAACCGTGATCGGTGTTGGGGGCCTTGCCCGGCCCAGTGTCAGCAACAACCACGCTCTCATCGGTGGCGTCGGGGTCGACGTAGAAGAGGACGGGCTGAAACCCCTCTCGGAAGATGTACACGAGTCGCCCAACAACAGCCACATCCATCGGCTGATCGGCGACCGAAGAGCCACTGGTGATCTGCTGGATGTGCCACTCGCTCCCATCAAAGTACTCCACCACAATGTAGTCGGTGGAGCCGTTTGTGTAGCGAACGACGTAGCCGTGGTAGATGTCGGAGGAGCCGACCTGAAAACTGATGGGGAAGACGTTGTGCAGAGTGTCGATGGTGTAGCCCGTGCTATCCGACGAGAGGGGAGTCATCGCACCCAACTGGCCCTCTCGCTTGAAACCTCCGAACACACGAACGCCCCCTTGAACCCTACCATCAATGCCGACGAGTTCGGGGCAGAACCCCCTCTCCATACCGACGCGACGAGTCCGCTTCGATTGGCTGATTTCGCTGGTGCGGTAGTTCCAAGTTTGATCGACGACTCTTCCTCTCATCGCACCAACTCCTCGACTGCTTCCCGCACACCCTTCGTCTCCATAAACTCGTCGAGGGGTCCACCCTTCGAACAGTTGATGAGTCGCACCCCAAACTTCGACGCAGTGGGTGTCCCTTCTCTCAACCCCTGGATCACTCGTGCGAAGATCGTCACCTCGCGTTTGGTCTTATGGGCCTCGGAGATCTTGTCCTTCGAGAAGGGGTAGAGTTTCATGTCGGGCATCTTGAAGTCCGACCCCACAATGAGGAGGTTCTTGAAGCCCATCCACGAGCAGACGTGGAGCCCGAACAACAACCCTCTATTGTAGGAGCGACAGATGGGTAACTTCCCATCGCAGAACCTACTACTTGCGTCTTTTGGTCCGCCTGCGTAAGGCAACCCTACGACGTTCGGGTAGGCGCGGTAGTTGCTTGCGTTTCCTTGACAGATGAACTTGGGAACCTCCTTCGACAAGAATGCTGAGTCGAAAAACTTCTGCACATCCACCCCGCACCAGTAATCCAGCGAGGTCAACTGGTACGCTCGGTTGATTCCAACGACAGGAACGCCTCTCTCTTGTCGCGCCCATTCAACTTCCTCCCTCACCCGATCAAAATCATGGCCGGGGCAGGCAACAATCGCCGTCTTATGTTCGGGAATCTGCGGGGGCTTCACCTCAGCCATTCGACTGATCCTCAAGCGACCGCGAGGTTACTGGTCCAATGTTCATGGGGAGTTGTGGCATGGTTGGGGTGGGGCGGGGGTGAGTGAGGGCTTTGAGGTAGCGAACGACGAAGACGGCGGTGAGGCCTCCAAACAGAGAGTAGAGGAGGAGGTGGGGCCACACCTGACCGAAGAGGACGAAGAAGAGGGCGAACCAGAAAGAGAGGCAGGTGGGGCAGTGCCAGAACTGACGCCACCAATCCTTCTCGATGAGGGTGGATACTTTGGTGCGGAACCAGCGGAGGGGGCCGAAGGGCATCTCGCTGATGGCGGTCGCCAATCCAACCGCTGCGAGGATGGACAGGATGAATACGGTGAGGTTCACAGGAGATCTCCTTCGAAATCGCTACTGATCTGGTCTTTCTCGACGCAACCGCAGCCCCGCCACGAAGCGGCGCCCATACCGCCCATCATATCGCAGAGGGCGTAGTTTGTCGCTGACACACCCACAGTAATCACACCCAGCGTCCTATCAGACACATCATTCGCGGTGTAGGTGGTGGTCCCCCCGATGTAGAAGTTTTCGGAGGAGACGGGGTCGGCGATGATCCGATCACACACGGTCTGATCAAAGTGCGTGGTGTTGGCGCCTGACGTGTCTGTGGAGGAGAACACGAAGGAGCAGGTGGGCCCATTGAAGATGTTCGACACAGAGAAGAGGATGGCGGAGGAGGAGGGCTTGTAGCATTCGAAGTTGAAGCGGGCCACTCCCGGAAGGGCGCTGTCGTAGCCCATATCGACCACCGTGAAGGACCAAGCCGTATTTTGGAGGGTGGGAATGGTTGGGTTGAAGTCGTAAGCGACCGCGTACACCCCTGGGATCCCAGCCGCCTGTGTGGAGGTGAGGCCCGTTCTCAATTGTTCGCAGTCGAGTTGTGTGGGAGGACTGGGGCGAACTACAGAGGGGATGGATCCTTCCCACCTACGCAAAAGACGACCAGCCGTATTGTAGCGACCCACGTTCCATTGGGCAGTGAAACTGGTGTTCGTCTCCTCCCCGAAGAACCACTCACCAGCGGTGGGACAGCAACCTGAAGGCTCGGTGACTCCACACAGAGGATCGTCAGGGGACAACTCACCAGTACAACACCTTGGATCAACAACATTCCCGTTCTCGTCCACGCACGCGGCATCTGCACACTCAGACCCAAGAACCGCCGTTGGAGCCTCTGTACCCCACACACACTTCAAAACAGGAGTGTCTTGCGAATAAGAGGCAGCAATGGTCAGACCCCTTTCAATATCAAAGGGGGGTCCTGCCGTTGTGAGTGTGCGAGTAGCCGTGAAGTCCCACGAGTCAGGCACCGTAGTTGAAGAAAAGGTATCTGAGACGCTTTCCCCCAACACCCCCCTGATAGCACCTTCTCCGACAGCCTGAGAAAGAGTATCCGTGCCGTCGGTGGTTTGGAGGTTTAACCGATAGGAAACTCCAAAGTAAGCACACACATTCCCGTCTGAGTCTTCAAAAAGTTCTATGCTTAATTTAAATTCGTCCTTGTCAAAAGCCCCTGAAAGTCCACTGTCCTTTTCAAATTGAAGACTCAATCTTGAAGTGGCTGACGGGAAGAAATAGTGCCACCCTAAATAACCCACCAAATCATCCAAAGAAAAAGTTGCAGTTCTAGAACCAGTAAATCCGTCGCTGTCCGTGTAATCTCCCTCCATAGAGATCGAGACAGTCCCGGTCACCGTCGATTCTTCGGTGGCTGGAAAGCCCAATGCTGCAAGTACCCTTCGACACTCGACTTCTAGATTGTCAGCAAAATTGAGGTCTATAGAGGCGGTAACATCCACATTGGCTGATTTAGTGTAAGTTCCACTGCTGAAAGAGAAGTCTTCGTCGAAGTAGATGTAGGAGGTGATGGTGGTGGTGAGGGAGTAGGAACCATCGGGGTTTTGGCGGAGTGGGAAGACGTGCGATCGAGGCCAGAGGAGGTCGTCGCCATCCTGAAAAACATCTTGTGGATCGAAGGCGTCGGGGCAGCCGTCGCAGCAGTCTTCACAGATGGCTTCGGTGCATTCGTCTGAGGTTGATTCGGGAACGATGACTAGGGGCTGGGGATCAGTGTCACCCGGCCTCTTGAACACCAGTCTTCCGTCTTTGATGACAACTCTTCCTGCCATATCAAGAGCACTCGTAACGGAGGGGCACTTCGTTGCACCAAGTCAGGTAACCAAATTTGATGCCTCCGGTTCCAGGGGTGCCGCCTTTGTAGGCGGACAAGAATCCGTGAGTTGCAGGATCATACCCCAGACCCTCAATTCGGTTGTCGGGGGTGTAAGGAGTGGGGTTGGGAATCTCGAGGCCTGTATTCACGTCGACGGCGATGTAGTCGGGACGCTCCGGGTCGGCGGAGCCTGAGTCCTCAACCAACTGGACGAGGGTGATGGGATTTCGTTGATTGTCAATTTCGACGAGGCAGAGGCGGATGTCGGTGTCGCCGTCGTACTCGATAGAGGTGACTGAGAGGATTCGGCAGGGGGAGGAGACCCACGAGTTGACGAGGATGCCAGAGGCCCCACCTCCTTGTGCGGCGAATGGGACTCGTTCCACCGCATAAGATGCGGCGATTGCCTCGGAGAAGTCCACCCACGCCCACGCAGTCCCCCCCGTCATCGCATAGCCCGTGGCCCCATTAACGATTTCTTCGGCGGCGATAGCGACAGGACGAAACTGAGCGACGCCTGTGGAGGCTGGGGTGGTGATTTCGAGGGAGGCGGTCATGAGTGGGTCGGAGGGGTCGTAGGAAGAGCCGTTGTCGAAGGAGCCAACCTCCAACGTGACGTAGGCACCTGCTTCGATGGTGACGCCCGTGGAGTTCTCAATGGTGATGAGGGAGGAGCCGCCACCGGGGGCGCCGGGGGAGCCAGGAGGACCCTCGGGACCAGCGGGTCCAGCCACCGAAGTCCCACCTCCGCCCCCCGTCCCAAAGAGAGGGGGGATGTTGATGCCGTTGATGGAGATGAAGGGGCGGGCGGTTGGAGTTTCGAAGTTGTAGAGGAAGCGGGGTTGTCCGGGGTACTCCACGTAGGCGTGATCGCGAACGTCACCGCCACTCCTGCCGTACGAGAGGCCCTCACGTGAAGAACCGGCCTGCCACCCGTCCCCGTAGGAGGAGGAGAGGAAGCGGTTGAGTTGGGGGTTGACGATGCCGCTGAGGTAGGAACCTAGGCGGGAGGCATCACCGGAGGGGGAGTTGGAGAACATTAGCGGGTGAACCTCCACAACTGGTTCTGCATAAGGTCCCGGTTGTCACGGGTGTCCTGTTCGAACACCTTTCCTGTGCGAGCGTTGAGGAAGGAGTGAGTGTCGCGAACGGTCTTGAGGGCTGAGGCGTATTCACGACGGATGGCTTCGAGGTGGGCACCGGAGGCGTTCTTGATGGCCAGCAACTTCATTAAGGCACAGAGGGTCCATGCGTCCTGTAGGGGCTCGAACGATTGAGGGGCGATCTCGTAGTGGACGCCCGCGGAGGGCTCGTTGAGAGAGGGATCGAAGGCGGTGCGAACAGTCACTTCACGGGTGGTCGGATCGTAGGACTCGATGACTCGCTCTTGAACAACAGCACCTCCATCGTCGAGGATGCGAAGGAAGCCGCCCGCGTACGCCTGATTTCGCTTGTCGAGTTGGCCCAGGGTGGGAGTCGCGTCGAGTATGAAGGTGTAGTCGTCAGATCCGACCTCTCCGTAACCCTCGTGAATGAAGAAATCACCGTTGGGGATGTAGAAGAGGTACCACGTTTCGGCCTCGCGGGGCAGCGGACGGAAACGGATCTCGTTGCCCTCGATGACCCAGCCGGGCCCCCACCACGACCGTTCGTTGCGGGGCTTAAAGTCCTCGATGACGAACTTCTCATCGTTGAGACGGACGAGTTGGAGAATCCTACGGACGTTGGGGGGAAGGAGGTAGGTTTCCTGCCCATCGACGAGGGTGACAACGTGACGGAGAACGATCACATCGTCGGCGGAGAGGGCGATCTGGTTGAAGACGCGGCTGTAGGCGGGTTGGAGGAAGTCGTTGACGAGGCGGGCGTCCGTATACTTGGCGTTGTCGGAGGGCTCGTCCGCGTACAGTCGCATACGTCGAATGGCGGTCTGCAAGAAACTCATACGGCAACCCTCACTTTCTTCGAGGCTTCCTTCGCGAAGTCTTTGGCCACCTGCTCGTCGGCGTCATCAAGAGCACACCACACTCGCTCGTGGGGCAGGAGAGAAGCCATCTCCTTCGCCGACACCTCATCACCCTTGCGTCTGAGTCTACGCACTTCCTCACTGATCTGGTCGTCGGCCTGTTCCTGCTTCAGTCGTTCGGCGGTCTCCTGATCTCGGAGGGCCTTCTTCGTCCGCTCGTAAGCAACATGCGAATCGACCATCCGATTGTCCCACCACTCCCACGAAGGAGTCATGTCCTCCCCCACGCCCGGAAGCGAGTCCCACACGTGAATCTCCAGCATCCTCCCGGTTGAAGGGGAGCAGGAAGAGGAGGGACGAGAGAGCCAATTGAAGCAGACGAATCGGCCTCGCCTACTGACGTAGATGCCCAGGTCGTACTGAGGATAGCGGGCCCTCAGAGAGGCGAGGACTGGGTGATTGGTCAGGAGAGTGTGGCGCGATGGGTCGTATCGAAGGCCACCCGCAAAGTCGTGGAAGTCGATCATAAAAAAAGCCCCCGCCCCCTTTCGAAGGCGAGGGCTCCCCCTTTCAGAACCCCCGTGGATTACAGAGAGTCACGGCTGACAGACAGACCGTCAATTCGGAGAGCGGCCATCTGATCCGGCACGACGTTCATGCGGTAATCAAACGGCGCGTACGAGACGCGGGTGAGGCGGTTGTTGGAGCCCCACTTGGGCACGAAGATGCTGTTGTTGTCCGTGACGAATCTCGCCCAGAACTCAACAGGCGTGTGCCCAGGCATACCCGCCGTGTCAGTGCCCGGCGTCGACGGAGGCGTGTATCTGGTGTAGTTCTGACCACCCAGACGCAGGCCGTGCAGTCGACCGTCCTTGACGGCGTTGTCCACGTAGATCTTGTACGTGTCACCGTCGTGGACGTACGTGGTGACGCCGTCGTCACCCTGACCTGCGAGGGTCATCGGCTGGCGGGCTCGCTCCTTCGTGTAATACGACTGCTCCTGCTCAACCCACGCCCGTCGGGTCGCAGAGTTGAGGATGAGCGTGTCGATGTAGTTGCCCCAACACTCGTGCTGGAACTTGAAGTGATCGAGCCACTTATTCAGGCGGGTCTCAGTGAGAGGGCCCGTCTGACCAGTCTTGATGTACGAGCGGAGTTGCGGGAACAGCGAGATATCCACGTTGTAGATGGTGCCGCTGTCCTTGATGTGGGCATTGATGCCGTCCACGCTGTACGACTGCGTCGAAACCGGCGCGCCGTTGTTCGCGTAGATCTTGTCGCCCACTTCCAGGTCGTCACCCGAAGTCGCGGTGAGGTCGCCCTTCTTGTAAACTCGAAGGGTGAAGTCGCCGCGGTCCACGTTCTTCACGTAGTACGTGCCCTTGCTCACGCCCGCAGACGTGGTGATCTGGATGGGCATCGCCGTGTGGAACGCGTCAATCTTGGAGTCGGCGATGGTGACCTCGTACTCGGTGTAGTCCGAGGTGGAGGTGGGCTGGGTGCCGGTGCCGTTGGTGACGGAGGAGATGGTCGCGATCAGACCATACTCGTCGTCCGCAAAGAGCATACCTGCACGCTGACGAGTGAGGCCTCGGGCCGCTCTCATCATCTTCTTCGCATACTCCTCACCAACATACCCATCGTTCATCTGCTGACGCTTCTCGTCAAGCGAACGAGTGAGGACGCCTCGACCGGCCCGGAGCGGGATCTGCATCTCCACAGTGAGGAGACCAGCGACCGCGAGGTTGGGGTCGGGCGCTTCGGTGTTGGTCTGGTCGAGGAAGTAGAAGAGTTCGTTGTTGCCGATGTTATCGCCGTTGATGGTGGTGCCGCTGGCGCCGTCCATCTCGAAGTAACCGTTGTCACCCATCTCGAGGAGTTTGCGGACGTACCAGTTGCGGCTGAATCCACCGGACCCAGCGCCCTTGAACGTGCCCTCACTCGAGATCATGGTGTTGAAGAGAGGCGAAGCCTCACACTCGAACTCCATCACCTGTCGGTTGAAGAGGAGTTCGATACGACCTTCAATCGTATCGTAAAAACTGTCTGCCATCTGTCACCCCCTTGGGAGAACCTCAGATCTTTCCTTTGCTCTGAGATTCGTACTTATCCAACTGGACGAAGTATTTTGTCATGGCGAGTTCGTAGTCCCCGCCCCTCTGGAAATCGGAACGCTTCGGCTTCTTGGGCTCCTTCACCTGCTCATAAGGTTCAGTTGCCCCGCCGGTGGCCCGTCCGAGATTGACATTCCCTCGGGTAGCGCCTCTGGTCCTCTCGAGGACCTTCACTGCCTTCTCAGTCTCGCGGTGGGTAATACGGTCAAGCAGCCTGTGCGAGTACTTCTTACCGCCGCGAATCTCTTCTCTGAGACTGGCAATTACACGCTTCTGGATCTGCTCCTTAAGCGTGCCCTTGTGATACTCGACGGCTTCTTCGTCGAGATCTTGGAGAATTCTAGGCAGGATTTCGGACTCGTCAAGCGAGTCCGTAACGGCGTCGTCGATTTCCGTGTTCATCTCGGCGACCCGCTGCCGCTTTTGCTTCTCCGACTGATCCTTCTCGAACTTGGACAGATCCTCCTTCGTGAGGGGCTCTGCCTCCTTCTCGTCGTGCCAATCGTTCACGTCGCCGTAGGCCTGCTTCACAACCTCCTCGACCTGCTCCTGCCCGAGGCCCAGCCCACCCAAGAAGGAGCGGTAAGCATCCACGTCGCCGTCCGCCTGGAACTTTTGGAAGGCCTGCCTGACCTGACGGAAGGTCTTCGCGTCATTCTCAAACTCAGCGGCCTGCTGGAGACGAGCCTGAGCCCCCTTCCCCAGCGAATAGTTCTTCTTCAGGTCGTCCAGCGTGACCGTCTCGGTCTTCCCATTCACCTTCACCTCGAAGGTAGGCTCTCCACCCTGCTCGGTGGGCTCTTTGACAACCAGAGAATCAATGACTTCCTTGTTCACATTATCCGCCATAACTCATTCCTTCGGGGGTCGACGGCGGCTGGCCCATGACCATCGCCAAGTCGTCGGGGTTGGGTAGGCCGGGGGGCAACTTGCCTCCGCTGGCCATCTTCAAATCATTCACGTAGTTGTTGAACTCGGTCTGAACAGCCGCACTAGCGTATACGAACTCAGGTCCGGCCATAAACGTGTTCATGACCCTGATCTGGATGTCGGGCATGTAGTTCTGCACGTTGTCCTTGATACGGCCCGGAGTCTCACCGTCACCAAACATGACGAGGAGGTTGAACACGGCCTTCCTGTACGCCGCTTCCTCCATGCCCGTATACATCGCCAGATCCAACCCATTCTTCAAACAGAACAGGATGAGTCCGATGAGGTCGGGATTCAGATTGAACATCTCAATCGCCTCTCTCTTGAGAGACAACTTGTAGGTGGGCTCGTCCATGATGATCTTGAAGTCGAGCCCTCTAGGATCGGGAGTCACGTTGTTGCGGGCCATGAATTCGCCCGTTTCAGGATCAAACACCAGACCCACCATATCCTCGGACATCTTCACCAGTTTCATTCCCATCCCCTGATCAGCCATCTCCTCCGATGTCTTCATCGTGACATAGCGGTGAGCGTTGCCGAACAGCCGCTCGATGGCGTTGTAGGCGCTGGTGAATCGAATCTTGCTCTGCTGATCAATGAACTGGAGGCCCGAGGCTGAGTCCACTCTACCCGGCGCCTCTCCGTACGCCATGGGAGACAGGGGCACGATGTCAATCATCATCCGGTTGGCGAACTCTGCCACCTTGCCGGGGAAGTCTCCGCTGTTGTGGGGCTGAATGAGGAAGGGCTTGAACGTGTCCAGCGACGGATCAATCTCCGCCTGGAGCAACTTCATCCCCTTCCCGATGTTGTGCAGCCCATTCCGATAATCGACCGTGTCACGGGGCATCACCAACACCGACGACTGCTCAATCTCCCTCACGTTCTCAAACAGACGGCTAAGGAGGAGTTCGGCTTCGCGGTTGGCATGCAGGAGGAGGTGGCCGGGCCCCTGCCCATACCACGTATTGTCGTCGAGGAACCTCTCCATGGAGATCGGACAGGGGTACAGGCCTGGATTCTCCTCCGTCCCATACGACATGTCCTTCGCGATCCAACCCCCACACTTCACAATGTACCGAGCGACATTCCTGCCGGGCCCATACAGCCACACCTCTTCGAGGAGGGCCTTGATCTCCGAACCCTTCGGAATCTCATTCCCGATCCGCCTCTTCTTGCTGTTCGAGTACGTCCACCCGCCCGTACCCGAGGAGTTGTCAAAGTCACGCCACCCATCCCGGTCGATGGGCTCATCGCCGAAGTTGACTTCGGCCAACTCCATCTTCTCGATGTTAGCGGCCACCTTACGAGCATCCAACTTCGCCTTCAGGAACGACAGCGAGACCCACCGCCTCCGAACGATACCCGACTCCCTAGCCCTATCATGCCCGATGTGGGGATAGGGGAGAAGTTCGTGGGGGTGGACAGACTCATGCTCAGCCGTCAGGAACCCCGCCCCGCTATCCATCACATCCGAAGAGATGGCAGCGCACCCCATCTGCATGAGGTTGGTGAGGACGTGATCGAAGACTCGGTCGAGGTTGGCCTTGTCAGTCACGGAATCAGCGACCGCCTGAGCAAACGCCCTCCGTCTGACCGCCTCAATACCGGCACCTCTCTTCTCAACGAGGGGCCACACATTCACCCCCTGAAACTGACCCTTGAGGTCGTTCAGGTAGGCGGTGAGTTTCTGGTGCCGGAAGTTGAAGTTGCCATCCGCATCAACGGTGGAAATCTTGATGCGTCCGGTCTTCCAGTCCAGGACCTTGAAGTCCCGCTTGCCGATGATGTAGAGGTGAATGAGCCAGTGGAGCACTCGATCCCACGAATAGAAGTCGAGTTCCCGGTCGATGTGCCAATCGAGGGCTGTAACCAACTCCTCTGCTTTTGTCGGCAGAACGCTATAGTTCAACCCTTGATTAGCCATCTATCACTCCCCACCAGCAGCACTGTCCTCCATGAGGTCGTTGACTTCGCCGGACATCACCTTCTTCAGTTCCTTCATCCTCTCCCTCTCCTCGTCCGTCGCCGCTCGTCTCCCGAGGTGCCTCACGGCGGGAGGCGGTTCATTCGAAGGACCCAACCTCCGATCCAGATCCATTTCCACACCCTCATGAGAATTAAGCGACCGCGAGGTTAGGGGTTCCGCTGTTAGGGGGTGGATGGGGCGGGGGGTGGGTTTGGGGGTTGGGGATTGGATGGTGCGGATGAGTTCGAGCAGTTGATCGAACGAGAGGGTGATGTTAGAACCGCGAACGCGGGTTGAGGGGGTCTTTGCCATAGTTGGTCTCCTTATGATCGTAGTGCTTCTCTCTTGCGATATCAAGCAACTTCTGGAGTGCTTCGGGGTTAATTCGCAGCAAGTCGGCGCCCGAGAGGTAGGAGTCTCCGGTGGTGGGGTCGGTGAACTCGCCCGCCAGCATACGGTCCCACTCGGTCTCCTCGCCGGTGATGTCGGAGGGGCGAAGGATGGGCTTGCCGGGGATGACACGGTGGGACATCGAGATGGTTTCGAGGATGTCGTCGTGCTCCAGACCTCCGCCCTTGACGAGGGGGGAGAAGTCCTGGATCTGCTGGAACAGTTGGCGCCATGGGGACTTGGAGCGGTTGAAGAAGGGGAGTTTGATGTAGCCTGGACTCTTCTCGTCGTTGCGGTCGCCGAACCGCCACATCAGACCTTCGATGTAGCGTTCCTTGGCCATGCCCTTGTGCTGGGGGATCTTGATGAGTTTGGGCTTCCTGCCGTTGGCCTCCGCGTAGTTGTCCATAGCGGTGCGGACGAGATGCATCAGTTCGCCGTGGACCGAGGGGGCTTCGACGCCGACGATGGAGATGCGCCACTTGTCGACCAGACGCATGATCTGGGTGGTGAGGTCGGAAAGGGTGACGCGACCGACGAAGAGGTCGAGGACGAAGAGTTCGTTGTGGGGGGTGAGGCACATCACGGTGGCGACCGAGAAGTCGGAGGAGGGGCCGACGGAGAGGGCCCAGTCCACAGTGATGAAGCGTAGGCTGTTGTTGAGGAAGTCCTTGAGGGGGAGGGTTCGCTTCTCGAACTTGCGGTCGAAGTAGGTGATGTTGGATTCGGAGAGGAGGGGGTTGGCGGCGGTGAAAGCGTCCAGGTCATCCAGTTGATAGGCGTGCTTCTTCTCGTCGAGGAAGAAGGACTTGTCGCCTTCGTGACCGGGCTCGTTGAGGTATTCGGCACGGAAGATGTCGGAACCGACTTCCTGCTCGATCTCTTTCAGGCGCTTTTCGGTGTAGAGGTCAGGCCACAGAATCTCGAATCCACCGGAGGGGAGTTCGTAGCGGGCCTTGAAGGAGAGGCGGGACCAATGGTCGAAGCGGCGGTCGCGGAATTCGGAGTCGTTGTTGTCGTCGGACATGACGCCCGTGAGGACGTGACGACGGGAGATGAGGGTGCCGATCCAGAGGAGTTTGCGATCGCCCATGGAGACCATGGGGATGATGACGCGGAAGATGGTCTCCAACACGTCGTCGCGGGCCTTCTGCGAATCGGTGGTGTCCTCGTAGTCGTCTTCGATGTCGTCGACGATCATGAGGTTGGGACGATCGCCTCGGTTGGTTGAGCCGGGGGAGGAGCCGGTGATCACGGCGCCGTTGGAGAGTTGCAGGAGGCCCTGAGAAGACCAAGCGCCGTCGCCTCGGGTGGGCTTGATGGGTTTGGAGTAGAAGCGTTCGTAGTCGGACTTGAGGAGTTCGTTGTGGGCGAGGGTGCGGATGAGTTTGGTGAAGAATCGCTTCACCAACCTCGCGGTCGCCGTCATGTAGGTGATTTCGAAGTCGACGCAGGTGAGGAGGATGAGGAGGCAGATCTTGAGCATCAAGTACGACTTGGCGTGACCACGAGGGGCGGCTACGGCGGTGTACTTGTAGAGGATGAGGGATTGGAGGATGTCGTTGTGGAACTCGGGGGAGCGACGGAATTCGCCGGGGGGATAGAAGCGGCCTTGGGGATTCTGGAGGTAGAAGGTGTCGAGGAAGCGGAGGCAGTCGTTGAAGTACTCGGCCTTCTTCTCGGGGGAGAGGTCTTCGAGGTTCCACTGACAGAGGGCATTGAAACGAAAGAAGGCCGCGGCCTGCGAGTTACGCTTGAGAATGTCAGCGTAGTTCGCGGGCAGCGGAAAGTTGGGGTTGCCTTCTTTCTCGATCCGAACGACTTTCATTGAATGGGGTTCTTACGCGGACGACCTCTCTTGGTGGGGGGTGCTTCGGGCTTGTAGGGAACGGGGGAAAGGGGGGCGGTGGGGAGGGGTTCGTCGAGGGCGAGTTTGAAGTTGAGCCAACGGACGCAGGCGGTGGAGAAGACGCGGAGGGCGGCGACTTCGGGAGAGGGGATGAAACCGTTCTCGGCGAACATCCACGAGAGGAGGGCGTAAACCCAGTCCTGGTAGTCGTCGTCGTTGTTGAGGATGATGTCGGAGCGGATGGTGAGGGTGGACTGGACTCGGTCGCCGTTGAGGATGCGAGACCAGATGGTGCGAGAGTCGAATCCCATAGAGCGGAGGATCTCGACGAGGTAATCGGACTTGTAGACGGGATCGTACTTGGAACGGAAGTGTTCGTCGAACTCTTGGAGGAAGAGGGGGTCGAGGTTGCAGGGATTCTTGATCTTCGAACGCATGGGGATAGGGACTCCTTTCAGACGTGACGGTTCTTTGATGACGGGAAGAAGGGGGCGTTTGTGGGGAGGGGTGGAGAGGAAGTCATTCGCTCGGGCTCGGAAGATCTCTTTCCACTGGTGCCCGCAGATGACTCCGGTATGCTTCAGTTGAAGGCTTTGGAGACGGGGCATCAAGGAATCGCTCCATGAATGCGTCAGTGGAATGCCTTTCCATAACAACTGAATCGTTTCCGTCGTCGGATACTCGTGTTGCACGGGTGACTACCTTCTGAGCGTTGGCCTGCATACGTCGGGAGAACAGGGAGTTGAGTTGGTTCATGAAGCGGAGGCAGTTGTGATAGTCGCCTTTGCGGTAGGTGTCCTGCATCCCCCTGACGACCATCTCGACCTCTTCGAAGGCGGAGAAGCCCAGTTCGCGGAGGGCCCGTTCGATGGCTTCCCACGAGAAGAACTCCTTCGAGAGGGTGAGGGAGTTCTGTTCGGAGGGAACGTGAACGATGGAGTGTTCCTTCGTGGCGTCGAAGGTCTCGATGAGGTTGCGGTCGTCATTGGCGACGAAGTTTTCTTCGGGGGGCCCCATGTTTGATTGTACTGGTCAGGGCTTGACGAGTCCAGCCCAACTCGGAGTTAAGCGACAGCCGACGAAGTGAGGCTCGGGATTGACGCGGGTAGCGCGACGGAGACGGATGCGTCCGGACGCGGCGCCTGTGAGGTAACGACCGAAGATGAGGGAGGTGAAGGGAGAGCGACCGGCTCTGTACTTCTCGTGCCACTTGGTGTACACGTAGTAGAGGTCGGCGGCGGGAATGTCGCCGACATTGGGGGAGACGGTGAGACATTCGCGGACGAACTCGGAGAGGGGGTTGAGTTCGAGTTCGAACTCGTTGCGGCGATCTGTGGAAGTCTGGGGCTGGGAGAAGCGTCCGTTGGTGCGAAGGCGGATGAGGCCCTCGATGGCCCAGTTGAGGATGCCGGAGGCCTCCGAGATGAGTTTGGGATAGAGGCCGGTGTCCGGACAGTCGATGATGGGGCGGGCGTACTCGAGGTCGAGGAGCAGCATTCGTTCGAGGAGGGCGCCCGAGGAGTCGGAGAGACGGGGGACCATGTTTCCGGCGACCATGAAGCGGGTGGTGAACTTGTAGGAGGCAAGGTCGTCAATGCGCTTGCGGCGGACGTACATGGGGTCCTCGCCGATGATCGAGATCATGCGTTGGAGGCCTTCGGAGTGGTCCTTGGTGTTGGAGATGCGGAACTCACCCATCTGGACGAGGTTCTTGCCGATGAGGGGTTGGAGGCCGAACTCGCCGCCGAGGGATTGGAGGGTGGTGGAGGCGACCTGCTCAGTTCCGCCGAGGAGGGTTTGGAGGACGTTGAGGATGGTGGACTTGCCTGTTCGGGGTGGACCGATGAGGAAGAGGAACTTGTGGTGGGCGGTGTCAGAGGTGAGGCAGTAGCCGAACCATTCCTGGAGGAGGTTCTGGGAGTCGGGGTCGTCAGGGAACCAGTCGTTGAGACAGCGGAGCCACGTGGGGCACTCGTCGTTGGGGCGGTAGTTGAAGGCACAGTGTTCGGAGGAGAACCACAGGGGGGTGGGAGGGTTGAGGCGGGGCTTGCGTTCGAGGAGTTCGGGGATGGAGAGCCAACCGTTGGTGAAGGCGAGAACATCTTCGGGCCGGGGGTAGTGGGAACCGGAGGCGACCCAGCAAGGCATCGAGGGGGAACGGACCTGGACCGCGGCCTTGAGAGAGTCCATGAGGTTGTCGATGGCGGACTTGGAGAGGACGAGACTGTCGCGGAAGAAGTCGTAGAGTTCGGCGCGAATGACATCGTTGAGGACGGGGGTGTAGTGGTGATGACGCCAGACCCACCAGTTGCCCTCGTAGCGACGGAGGGTGGAGGTTTCGCCGAGGGTGTAGTGCTCCTCGATGAAGCGTTCAGCGAGTTCGGGGAAGTTTGTTGCCATGAGGTTTCCTATGCGAGAGCGAAGGCCGGAGAAGGAGAGGGGAGTTTAAGCGACCGCGAGGTCTAATGGGTTTGGGGTGGGGTTAGGCATTGGGGGGAGTGTGGGGTTCGGAGCGGAGGCGGAGGTCGGGGTGGGGTGGGATGGCTCCGGCGTTGATGGCGAACTCGGGGGCGATGAAGTTGGCGATGGATTGGATGCGGGGGTCGTCGTCGGAGAAGATGTAGGAGGGGTCGAGGGAGTAGAAGTGGGGGGGGATGGGGCAGCCGGGGATCCAGTTGTAGGGGGTCCAGACGACGTTGCCGTCGGAGAGGACGGGGATTTGGTGGGCGAGGGCGAAGGGGAGGTACATGAGGGGGCGGAGTTCGTCGTCGTAGGCACCCTCGTGGAGGGTGTGGGAGATGGAGATCTTGCCGAAGATGGTTTGGACGCGGGAGATGAGGGCGGGACGGGTGATGCAGAGGGCGGCGGCTGCGGCGTCGTAGGAGCCGTGGACGCGGAGGAAGTAGAGGGAGAGGAGGTGGTAGGGGATGATGTAGGCGGCGTCGATGTTGGGCATCCGGATGAGGGTGGGGTGGGAGAAGGAGAGGGGCGGCTGGATGTAGGGGTCGGGCTTGGTCATGGGGTATTGTAGGCACGGGAGGGTATGAAGTCTTACGCACGCTCCTATTGTGTGTATATATATATATATGTTGTTGTTAGAAGTACTAAAAGGAAGTAAGTGGTCATAGAGAGGGGCCGATTGGAGGGAAAGGGAGGGGGTGAGGGCGGTTTTTGGGGTCAGGAGGGGCCGTAAGGGGGTTACGTGGGGAAAAGAGGGGGGAGGAGGTGGGGAAATGAGGGGGGAACAAGGGGTTGTTAGGTTTTAGTAGGGGAAAAAGGCCTTTGACCCCCCCTTTCACCCGCGGACGAGGGGGCCGACGGGGGTAGCGAGGATTTTGTTTGGATTTCTAGGATTGGTCAGCCCTGAAGTGATTCAACATGTTGATATTTGG